ATGGCAAAGAAACGTGAAGCAAGACCGTGGTACCGGCCGTCTCGTAGCTGCTGGTACATCACTCTGGACGGCAAGCAGCACAAGCTTGGTGACTGCTCTGAATCTGAGGCTTGGGTCCGAGCTGACACTCTGAAGAGGCAGCTCAAGCAAGAAGCATCGGCGAAGGCCGTGTCTTCCGATTCCCTCGCCGCCATCATCGATGCGTTCCTGGAATGGACGGAAAAACACCGTGCCCCGGATACGTACGAGTGGTATCGCTACCGCCTGCAGCGGTTCATCGACCGCTACCCTGATCTGAATGCACTGGACGTTCGTCCGCACCACGTGCAAACGTGGGTCGATTCGTACGAGCTGTCGAAGACTTCGCGGCGGAACTACCTCCGCAGCGTGAAGCGGTGCATGGCGTGGGCGGCGAAGCAAGGCTACATCGAGACCAGCCCGCTCCGACATCTGGAGGTTCCGTCTGCGGACCACAAGGAGGTTGTGATTTCTCAGGCTGAGTTCGACGAGTTGCTGACGCATTTCAGGAACCAAGACTTCAAGGATTTGTTGAGGCTGACTTGGGAGACGGGATGCCGTCCGCAGGAATCGTTGCGGGTTGAAGCGAGGCACGTTGACCTCGATAACTCCCGCTGGGTGTTTCCGGTGTCCGAAGGCAAAACCGGACTTCGTATCGTGTATCTGACCGAGGAGGCACTTCTCATCACCAAGCGGTTGATGCTGAAGTACCCGAAGGGCAAGTTGTTTCGAAATCGGAACGGCAAAGCCTGGACGACCGATGCGGTCAACTGCCGCTTCTATTACGTGCAACAGAAAACCGGAAAGCGTTACTCGCTGTACGCTCTCCGGCATTCCTGGGCGACGCACGCATTGCGGAAGGGATTGGACCCGCTGACGGTGGCGATCCTGATGGGCCACAAAGACCCGTCGATGCTCAGCCGTGTGTACCAGCACCTCTCGCTCAGTCCCGAGCACATGCTCGAACAGGCGAAGAAGGCAGCCGGTTAGACATTGATGTGTTTCAGGCGAGGTCGAGGCTTCTTCTTCGGAGGCGCCCCGGCCTGCTTCTCTTGGCGGCACAGTTCGAGGTAGTCGTCGACATCTTCCGGTCTGAACCGCAACGTCCCGCGACCGGTACCAATACGGACCACGGCGATTTTGCCCGAGTCCGCAATCTGATAGACGAGCGACTCGGAGCAATTCAACCGCTCAGCCAGTTCTTTCACTGTGAGCAGATTCATTCATTACTCCTTCGAGGTGGACTCCATAGGTTTGGAATGGTCACGCTTCAAGATTTGCTGGGCGTGCTCCCAGCACACCACTCCCTGAAACGTCTTGTCTTTGAGCTTGAGTTCCAATGTGTCCTTCTTCCCGCAGATGAAACACGGGCGATCGGTGACAGCGACGGTACCTTGCATTACGAGGCTCCTTTCAGCCGTTGGGCTTCTTCGAGTTTGCGATAGAGATCGCGACGTTCAGACGGAATGCTGATGTCCCACGGTGGGTCACAGCGGTCGTTCCATTCGAGTAACAGCGGCCACGCAGCATCGATGCTGAGGCCGAATTTCTGGATGAGGCAACTGGCGGCGTAAAGTGCTTTGTTGTGTCCGCCGGCTCCCTGTACGGCCGGTTCCACACGCTGCAGGTATCCACGGGCACGGTGCACCATGTCTCCTTCGGTGGAGAAGCTGGATCGAGCTGATTCACGGACGCCGTTCGATTCCTCTTCAATCCAGCTCAGGTCGAACTCGGGCACATCGATGAGTTCCCAATCCGGGTACACCCACTCATAGTGCGTACCCGAGGGATGAAGACTCGGCGGGGCCATCGCACACGAAAGCTCGGCGCGGATGTCTCGCATCAGTCCGGCAATCCGGACTCTGGACCGGACGACATCGCCTTCCTTAAGCCGGTACCAGAAGTGCACGCCATTGGCTGACTTCACCATTGCCGCAGTTCGCGGCATTGTGCGGTACCAGTGTTCCGCCTCTTCACGAGTATCGGTGTCAACGGCAACCATGCGGCTGATTTGTCCCATTACGGCTGCGATGTTGTATTGCACTGCTCTCTCAATTCCGAACCATCGGCGGATTTCGCCAAGTGTCGGCCTACGGTGGAAATAGTTGCTCAGCGGAAAATCTCGCGGAGGCATCTTTTCTCCGTAGACGATCGGAACGCACGAGACACCCTTCTCATGCAGACTTAGTGCATCGTGAAAGTTTGGTCCTTTGGTCATGGCTCATATCCAACACCAAAACGGTGATTTGCGCAAAAATGTCTCCGACAAGCATCAGGGTGCTTGCCGAAGAATCTCCCCTCATGCTCCGAATAACAGCATCTTCCAAAAGGACGGAAGCTGTTCACTCTCCACCTTCCTGATAGCCAGGCCGGGTTGCTCCTTGATTAACCGATGGGCAATCTGGCGAGCGGCACCGGCAGAGCTGGCTTCTACGTTCAGGCAGTAGTTGAGTCGGACTCTGTAGTTCATAGCTTTTGGGGGTATATCTCCCGGTTAAACGGCACCGGGGTGAGCCGTGCCCCAGGGGGGCAATCAAAGCCTCTGCCTTTCAGCAGAGAACCGTGTCCCTGACCACGGTATTTCCATAGGAGTGTCGGGGGACCGGGTGTTGGAAAACGACCTACCCGTTGTCCAACAGTTGCCGAGGATCAAGCGTCTTTCCCTCGGCGTCGTGCCAACACTCATCTGTGAGCAGAGCAAACAGTGCCCGCTCTCGTATTTGCTTCGCGAACGCCTTCAGGCGTTTGAGGCGTTCCGGGTGATTTGTCACCCAGAGCACGTAGCCTTCGATGTCCTCATACACCTGCATTCGCTTTTCCAGCGACAGTCTGTCTTTTCGCGTGAGTTCAACTTCCACGTAGATCGTGATGGGATAAACGATGACCGCATCCGGGCGAATCTCGTTGCGGACCCATTTCTCCAGTTCGCGGCCTCGCTGATACCAATCGAGAGGCCAGTCCAGGAGGAACTCCGTGGTAAGAACTTCGTGTTCAAGGTTGTCCGCCTTCACGCGATGCACGCCGACGACATCAACCGGTCGTCCGGACTTGTTCATTTGGACTTGTCCGAGCGGTTTGATTTTTCCCCGTTGCCGGAGTTTTTGTGTGCGTCGGCGAGCGCTTTCGTAGCTGCTGAACCCGCACTTTTCTTTGATTTGCGAGATTGTCCCTGCGCCTTTGCCGAGGAACGAGAGTTGGAGTGCGTCCCGTTGACGCCAATCGACGGTTTGAAGAACAGTTGAGGATTCTGACATTCGATGAACTTTCTGATGTCTGAACGCGGAGGCGGCAGGTGCGTGATTTGGACCGGAACGCACGGAAGGTTGTGGTACTGCAAGAGCACCTGACCGATGCCAAGCCGGCGGAGAATCCGCTGCATCATTGCGTACTGTTCCTGCACGGAGTACAGCAGGCCGGCGGCATACAACTCTTCGCGATAACGAGGCTGTTGCACGAACTTCTCGGAGGCACCGGCGGTGACTCCGTTGGAGACACCGTGTTGCTCCTGCACGCCATTCGCCACTGACCGATTGTCCGTGAGGACAAGGGATTCGCCCTCTGACGTGCCCGTGTTATGCCCATGCGATCCACCGCGGGCACGAGAATTTCCTTTCGTCGAGGTATGGGTCTTTGTGCTGGACTTACCCTTCCCTTTGGATTCCGACTCCGAATCGCTCGTCAAACTGGAGTAAAGGCCGCCACCTGGATTGAAGACGGCGCCTCGGCCGGAGTTTTCGGTTTCCGATTCAGAATTACTGCTGCCAGCGGAATCAGACGACGAATCCGTATCGTTCCATGTGTCCGTAAAAGCCCACCCTCGCGATTTGGTCTTCTGCGTGCCGTCGGCACGCGACTGACCAACCTGATCGGTTTTCGTCAGACCTCGGGAGTTGTTGCTTCCGGCTGTCCGGCTGAATGTCCGCTCAACCAGGCGAATCCAATCAAACCCGTCGGGACGGTCCATCGGCCGGTACTGCTGAGTGAAGTCGAGAATGCCCGTCGCAAAGAGCTTGGAGAAGTGCTCCAGTTCCTGGTCACCTTTCTGATTAAAGCTGATCACGAGATCCGGCATCGTCATGACCTTGCCCGTGATGTCGACCTGCTTGTTCTTCAGGCTGGTCAAGTCCTGAATGGCCAGAATCAGCCGCAGCTTCCGTTTTCTGGCTCTGGCATAGGCGTCACCGATGTCTTCGCCCAGAACTTTGTCGGCTTCGTCAATGACGAGGTAGTACGGACTCTGGACCCGATATGATGCCAGCATCGCCATTCGGATCATCAGTGAAGCAATGGCGTCAGCCTGTTCGTCCGACAGAATGTCTGTACTCTGTAGATTGGCCAGGATGACAAGTTTTCGCCCAATAGTAGATTTCCAGTCGATGGCCCTGCGATTCGGGTCGAATAGCTCGCTGATCAACGAAGCCTTGAAGAAGCTCCTGAGAATGTTGCCCGAGCTCTCGGTGTGCTGCTCTTTCTGCGTCAGAGACATGAGCATGAGACTTGTAAAGTCTTGCCTGACTCGTGGCGGCAGATTGTGTTTCCGATTTTCGAACATCCGCCTCCATGCACCTTTGGGGCTGGCATCCAACACGTCTTCCGCACGATGGAGGCCCAGATATCGACCTCTCTTGTCTTTCGCGCCGCAGAGGTAGATTGCATTTTCCAACCATCGAGACCGCCTCATTTGGTCTTTGAAGTTATCAATGTTCTTGCTTCGGCCGATGGCGCGGGCGATCTCCTCCACCCGTGCAGGCATCTGCTCCGGAGTGATGTGTTGGAAAGGGTCCAGGCCGAAGGCGATCTCTTCTGGTTTGAAGTAAACCACTCGATCCGTCTTCCCAAGGTCTTGAAGGTACGCCAAGGTATCATCAGCGGTCTTTCCATCCCTGTCGGGCATAAATAGCCCCTCACCCCATCTCGCGAACTGCAGTGACATCACTTCGAGTAGAGATGACTTTCCATAGCCGGTCGGACCGCAAATCAATGTCTGACGCTCATACCCTCCTTCAAGGAGGCTAACCGGCCGGTTTCCACAATTACCGATTACCGTTCTCATTGATTGGTCCTCCAAGAGAAATTTCCAAGTCTTCGACTGACTGATTGCGAGCTGAAGTTGGTTCGTTAGCGGAGTCTCGGTGATGCGCTGCCTGCGGTTCAGGCCGTGCGTTGTTCAGCAGTGCCTGCTTGAAATCTTGGAGTTCGCGAATCGCGTCTTCGTGATCAGCAAGCGGTTCAGCCAGGAGTCCGCCAAGCATAAGGATGGCCGAGAGGATTTCCGCCGCGATATGACAGGTGATCCATATTTGTGATCGACCGTCGATAACATCGATGACGACCAAAGCGAACGAACTGCACATCATCAGCATCCCGCAGTAATAGGCTCCGCGACAAAGAAGCTTCTTCATGTTCATTGCATCTCTCCTTCTGCGCGTACGTTGAGCGCAAATGGGGTACAGGGGATTTCCGCAGCTGACTTCGCTGCGGGCCACGAGAGGATTGGCGTTGGCTCCTAATAGCTGACTATTAGTTTTTCTTTGCCAATGCCTATGGTTTTATCTTGTAGGAGATTTGCTCAGACTTTGCACACACCTGGCTCATGGTGGCTCCGTAAGCCATTTTTCTGAAAGCACTTACGTGCAATTTGCAATCTTCGGAAGCCAAAATGTCGCCTTTGGAAACGAGGTGCAGTGCCTCATGAATCGCCCGCAAACATCGAGCAGACAATGATTTAGAGAGTCTGATGCTCTTTTGAGGGGTCCGCCGAAAGGGCCGTTTCCCCAGGGTTTGGCCTGCTTGAAGTCCTTCAGGTCGAACTGAGCAGGGAAGCCCAAAAAGCAGACTTCGAATTGTCTATACAAATGACCCTCTGCGTCGTGCAGAGGGTCAGTGGCTCACTTCTTCGAGCGAACGTTGATGATGTACTGGAATGCTTCGTGCATACCGTGGGCAACAGTCAGCAGATCGGATGGCCTGAAACCTGACGCAGTCTTCCACTCGTCGCCATCTTTGTAGCGACGTTGAATGGAGACCGAGTGGGTCAGAAAGGTTTGCCCTTTCTTCTCCTGCTCGTTCTCCCAGACCGCAATCTCGATTTGCGAACCCTGACCAGCTGGGTACGTAAAGCTCTCTACGGGTCGTGACATAGCACACCTCCTTCGGGTTTAGACGAGGGCGAGGAGCTTGGCAGCGCTCTCGTCAGTTTCTGTGCGTTCACCGGCGTTTACCGATTCCCGCGAAATCTGCGTGAGTGCATCCACCACGCTCCAGACCGTGAAAGCCCCTTTTTGGCCGGCAAGTTCCAGAGCCTTCTTTGCCAGACCGCGAGTGATACCTTGCCGATTGAGCACCTTGAGGCATTCCTCGGCGTCATCACCCAACTTCTCGCGCATGGCCGTGGATACGACCTTCGCGAATCCGTCCTTACGTGCATCGCGTTTCTCCACCAGTCGTTCGATGATCTCCCGAATTTGCGACAGTCCTTCCGAGACGCGGGCGGTATGTTTCCGCCGCCACTCGATGACTTCCACCGCATCCCAGACGATGTGGTTCTGGCACACGGCCTGAAACCAAAAGGTCTGGACGCCGAGAGAGCGTCTTCCGACTTCGGAGTTCCATACGAAGAAACCGGGGGCGAAGGCTTCACCGTTGATTTCCGTCCATCCGTTCGGGTCGATCAGGAACACGAACATGTCCTGTTCACCGGCGTAGAGGCCGGTCGCTCCGTTGAATCCTTTCTGCGGTGGTTCGAAGTCCACTGCGAATTCGCGGAGCATGTGAACGAGGTCAGCGTTCCAGAGTCGCGTATATTGCGTACCGTGGAGGGAGCGGACGGTATCGCCGGTGGTCAGAATCTGGACCGGCTTATTGCCTGAAGGCATTGTCTCGCGGAACACCTGCGTAGCGGTTTCCGACGACAGACGGTTCACCGTGTCCTTCGCAACTTTTGCCATGCGGCAAAGCTGAGAGAAGGACCAGTCGTTCATCAAGAACGCACCATCGGTGCCGGCAGCCAACCGAATGGATCTATCGGCCGCCTGCATCCCGATCGTATCGGGCGAATGCCACCGGTCAGTCGAATCTTCGCGCTGCTGGTGACAATGCTCCCAGAGAGATCGGAGTGTCTCGAACCGTTCGTCAGGGTTGCGTCTGAACAGTTCCTTCGAGGCTCGTGTGAGGTCAGTCATTTCATCCTCCCGTTTAGAGAACCAGTGATTAAGAAAGAGCCACTGGTCAGGAGAATGCCTGAGAACGTCGGGCGGCGCAATAAGGTTGAGCCGAGGCTCCCTGTAATAAAAAAGCCCCCTCCGCTCAGGGAGCCATTGGCGTTCGGCTCAACCGATTTGCGTTGTGGGGGCCTGCTGCAAGCCGGGCTTTCACCGGGACACCTCTTGCTCTGTGCGTCCGTAACGGATTGCCGGGGGGCCACCGAGCCGACCCCGGTAGAGCCTTTACGACCGGACTCGGTGATAAGATCACACGCGTGGGTGGCTGACCTCGCGGGGCCACAAACAGCATCGTTATGGTAGCAGAGTCCACCGGTTCTGCCCGTTCCAAGCAGACCGCCAAATTTCGCGACTGACCACGTCTGTGTACCGTCGCTCCACATCGGTAATGAGAGCGAACAGGAACAGATTCAGTCCTTCATGCCCGGATTTGGAGAGGACCCGTCGGGCCTCCTGCCGAGCGCGGGTGAGCTCGTCAGGGCTGTGGACCATGATTGGCACACGGAAGAGATTGATGCCGTCATCTTTCCGGGATTGCATCTGCTTCAACTCTTTGTACGCCTGAACGTAGCGTGACAGCTTCTTACCCCAGAGGGTGAACTCTGTCTTCGCCGCCTGCACTTCGAAGCAGAATGCCTCGCGTCGTTTGCCCTTCACTGCTTCAAAGTAGAAATCCGGCCGAACCGGCGAGAAGTCGAACACCTTTCGCTCCCGCGTAATCTTCTCGACCATCCAGCCTTGCTCAAGCGTCTGGCCTGCAAGTCGGATGAACGTATTGTTGATGGCCTGATTGTGCGGCCCGATCCGCTTTCGGTTGCGCCGCTCAAACGTCGTGCGCAGACCCAGGGACTTCACCTTGTCGCTGACCTGCTGAATGGTGGTGATCGGCTGAGGCCACGTCATCGAGAAATCACGAATGTCAGTCATGCTCAGACCGAAGTCTACGCACGCTTTGAGCATCGCATCTCTCTCGTTCCAAGTGACTATTGAAGATTTCGGCTTTACTTGGCGTGCTCGCTCCTTGGCTTCCATATCAGCAATAACCGCTTTCGCTCGCTCCGGCGAAGCACTGAGTCCATGAGTGCCATTTTCAGTGTGGCTTTCAGTATCCAAGTAAGTGCGGATGTAAGTGCGCTATTATCGTAGCATGCTTAGTCACGAGGAGTTCTGGAAACTCCACGATTCACCGGCGGCCAGAGCGAAGCGGCAGGAGGCCAAGCCATACTTCAAATACCGCTGTGCCGTGTGCGGATACGACTATCGCAAAAAGGGCAAGCGGCTCGAAGCTCACCATCTACGCTATTACTGGAACGGGAAGTGTATTCTCGGCAAAGAGGTTATCTGGCGTGACTTCCGCTGCCTGTGCGAAGAGCACCACTCCAAAGGGAAGCTGACGCTGCATCAGATCCAGATGTGGAGAAGTTCGTACCGCTGGAGGAAACGGACGAAATGGTGTCTGGGGCTGATACTGGCTGCCATCCGAGCGGTGCTGCGACGGCTACGAGCAGCAGCAGTATCAGCAGTCGGTATGTTCGCGGCATTACTTCGAGTAGTTCTTAAAGTAGCGGCGAGCTTCTTCCAAGAGAAATGAGGCACCGGCGATAGCGATGTCGCGGGCGAAATTCACCTGGCCGAGATCAATCGCGCCAGCTTCAAGCTGAGCGAGAATCTCCTGGAGACCGCCAACCGTGAACGCTGCGGCAAAGACAACGAGCGAACCACGCAGACCTTTGAAGATGTCGACCCAGTTGAGTCGGAAAAGAGGGGATGAGGATTCCATGAACACATGGTAGCACTACCCGACTTCGGCAATTTGTCGTTCCAACATTCTTACCTGTCTTCGCAACTCTATCTTGCGGCCCGCTTCCACCGAGTCCCGATGTAGGGCATCCTCTGCGACCTTCATTCTCGCGCGTAGGTCGTTTTTTCTATCTTCGGCGGCTCTTTCTGCGTCAGGACGTTTTCCGGCTCTCAAATCGCCAATATTGAGGTCAGGGGCGTATGTGAGATGTCCTCGGTCTGCGTCACGGTACGGGCGGTCCATTCCGATGTGTTTGGCGATGCGTGCGATAGCGTCGAACAAACGCCTTCCGGCCCATTCGAGCTTCGATTCTATCCAGCTGCTCTTGTCCGGGGTCGTGTGCCCCAATGGAACCACAAAGAAGGCCACCGGAACGACATCGATGGCGACTCCGTATTGATGCAATGAATCACCGCCACGAACCCAGGTCACCTTCTTTCCCGGTTTCGTTCGGCCCTGTGCGAACAGTTCGTTCTGCTCTTCATCCGATCGGTATCCGGAAACGATCAAGAAATAAACACCGACAAGCCGGCACAGAGCCATGAGCTGGCGGACCTTGTGCTGCATCGCAGGGTCCAGTTTTGCTATCTCCGCATCGTTGCGTGATTTGTAGATGTCCCAAATCACTGGTGTGGGGGAAAGTGCTTTGGTTTTCTCAAAGCTCCCGCTATCACGGCACCAATCACGGATGTCAGAATGATTCCGACCAGACTGTACGTGACTGCCTGAACGGGCAAGAATTCCTCGCGGCGAACATAATTCTTCAAGTCCGAAACGATGAACTCTGTGCGGGCGTCGATTCGGATAAGCAGTTCGCGGTCACTTTGCGCAGTGGAGTCAATCCGGTTCAGGTCGGTAGCCAGTGATTCAATCGTGTCGGGCATTGTCTGGAGAAGGAAGGTTTAGTCGTTCACCACGGTGGGCAATAACGCCCCGTGTAAGGTCATACGCATCGCCGCCCATTTTTTCGAAGTTCTCCAACAAGCCTGAGCTGATCCCCGACACGGCCTGCAGTGCCTCTCGCTGGGCCTGGCAGTTAAATCGACGTTCCCAGTAATTTTGCTCTCCGGCTTCGAATGACTTGCGTGTCACTTTCGGCAATTCCTTCAAGGCGTCGAGATATGCCTGCACCTCGATGAAGGCATCCTTGACGAGTCCTTCCTGCAGCTTGAGCTCCAGCTCGTGTTGCTCAGCATCGAGCAGCAGAAGTTCCCGCTTAGAACTCCAGAAAAAGCACGCCTTTGCCCGTGCTCTTGCTCTCCGCATTTTGACCTTCGCCCGATCACGATCAATCCGGGCCGTCTTCAGAGCTTCATAGCTTGTTCGCAGCTGAAGTACGGCGAACCGGTACGCTCTCTCCGGACCGTATTCCTGCAAGAGCATGCGTTTGATCTGAAACTGAGAATTTCCCTTCGGCACGGAATCGAACAACTCCCAGATGTCAGTCTGGTTCTCAATTTGCTCGATGGAGGTGATTTCGTTCGTCAAGAAGGATTGGAGATGCCGGCGAGACCGTACTTCGCAGTAGGCAGGACAGCCGCCAGTGTAGCACTCGCATCGGTCGCATAGTCAATGTCATCAATGTCGGTGAAGTCACCGGCATTGTCACCACCAAAGAAATAACCTTTATCGGTCCCACTCACCGAGCCGGTGCGTTGACGCGCAGTTCCGAGCGTCGCGGCGAGATTCGCTGACGTTTCGCTGGAGAATGTGAACTTCTCGATCTTGTTAACCTTGCTCGCTTCCTCACCACCGGCACAGTACCCGGCATCCGCACTCTGCACACCGGAGAGGATGTTTGCCCGAGACGCACTCATTGTGGCCCCGAGTGTTGAGATCGTTTCCCCGGAGAATACGAACGCTTCAATCGAGCTGATCGGACCTTGGCCGCCCATCACATAACCTTTTGTCGATGACGACACGCCACCGGCTCCATAGCGTGAAGTGCCGAGAGTGGTCCCGACTGTTGAGCTTGTATCGTCGCTGAAGTTGATATCGTCAATCACATTTGAAGCGGACCCGTTGTATCCGCCCAAAACGTAGCCCATCGACGACGACTGCACGCTGGCGAGGTTATTGCGACCGGTGCCAAGGGTCGCCGCGAGGTTTGCCTCTGTTTCACTGGAGAAATTGAATTTGCTGACAACGTCTGAGTAGGAGCCACCACCTGCCCAATATCCGGCTTCTGACGCGCTCACGCCGGCAAGCGTGTTTCGGCCGGTTGCCATTGTTTCCGAGATGTCAGCACAAGATTCATCGGCAAAGATGAAGCGAGTGATAGTCGTTGATGCCGTGCTGCCTCCTCCGAGGTACCCGGCATAGTAGTATCGGGTCCACGTGCCCACGACAGGACAGGCGATCCACGTCGTTGAATCGATGGCGACAATACGGAAGCACCCGTACGGCGTGTCGTTCCGCCAACCCTCGCCGGCGGTGGTTTCGTGTGCAATCTCATCGCCTGACGCAGCTCGAACGAGCACGTTCTGGGAGGCGTAAATGACGAACTCATAGTTCAGTCCGCCGGAAGCCGCCGGAAGGTCGAAGATCACATCACCGGTGGCGCCTTTGTTTGTCAGGACCCCGCCTGTGTCAGCGGAGGACACGCTGTAGTTGGCTGTCTTGTGCTGGACGACCTTCGATGCGGAGCTGGGATTGTTCCCGGACTGGGAGAGCATGCGGAAACGGTCGTTCGTGGCTTCGTAAGCGACCAAGACGAAATCATTCTGACGGATGTCATTGGCCTCAAGAGCCACGCCGTCATATTTCACAACGCTCTTCGCTCCCACACCGTCGATGTTCAGCGTGACGGCTCCGGTGTTGTTGTTCGCGGCAATGAATCCGTAAATAGCCCGGTCGCTGTACGAACTGACTGTCGGCGTCATGCTCGCCGTGATGGTGTCGGTACCGGACGCTGAGGCGGAGATGTTGAGCAATCCCTGTCGGGCCAGCGAGAGCAGTTCCTGTGACTTGATATCAGTAAAGGAGCGGTCGTCTTCAATGTTTGCGTTCGTGATGCTTGTTGCTCCGGCAGGGACATTGACGATGCCGAGGGAGATTGAGTTGACCGACGGCAGAGCCGGCGCAGATGGCGAACCGGCGGGCGTTCCGGTGACAACTTTCAGATCCAGCACGTTGGAGGAATTACCGTTCGGGTCCGTGTTGACCAGAATCTCGATGACAACGCGGTCTTTGCGGGGATTGGTCGCGTCGGCCGTTGCGATCGTCAGGTTCTCCGTCCCGTCGATATCAGCGTGGACTTTGTAGGTCTTCCCGTGCGAGAGGTTCGTATTCGTAATCTCCACCAGTGCCCGGCCCGAGGCCACATCGACGCTCATGTTGGCACCGCTGCCTTTCTCGGATACCGCAAAAGCATTGCCCCAGTTGCGGAACACGCCTTCGGTGAAGAGCAGCATTTCAAGCAGCTGAAACTCGTAGTCATTCCAGCCCGGTACCACTGAGGCACCGGACGAACTGCCGATGATGCTGACGCGTTGGTTGGCCATAAAAGAAATGCCGCCGCCCGAGGGCGGAGGCGATGCGAGGTCAGTATAGCACGGTTCCTAGAGGAGCGCTTCCGCATCTCGCAGACGACGTTTGATGTCGTCCGCGAACGATTCATCGAGGTAGGAAGCCGAAATGAAGATACCGGATTCAGAGAGAGTCAGTAGCAATCGTTCTTTGCCGCTGTCGTCCACTTCGACAACGATTTCCACAATGCGCTTGGTGGCGCTGACGGTTTGGTTCTCGCTCAGAATATCAGCGGTGATCAGGTCACCGACAACGATGTCTTCCACAGACAATCCCGAGAGTGTCCGCGTGCCCGAAACGGGATCAACCTTCTGCGACTCCAGTTCCGGCTCGATACGGAAGTCCGGGGCGGGATTGGCCCGCTGCGTGCCGTAAACGGTTGTCATCGGTGTCAGCGTGCTGATGTTCTGTGCTTCGTTGAAGGTCTTGTGCTCGATGAGCACGCCATACGTGGCTTGACTGGTGGCGTTGTCGTATTGATAGGAAATACCACCGCCGACGGATGAATGTCCGATGACGCGGTTCACCATAGGTTCGCCGTCCGCACCAAGCCGGATATCACGGATGCCACTGCCCGGCTCACCGTCACGGCGGAACCGCAGAGTGAGCGTGCCGGATTTGTCGGACCCAAGCGTCGAGACGAAATCAAACACACCGTTGTCGTTGATTTCAAACTCAGCAGTATGAGCCTTCGCCAGATACTCCCAGGCACGCAGGAGGTCCGTGCGTCCGATTGTGAGATTGCGGGTAGTAGTGACGCCGCCGCTTCCCGTCGTGATGCCGGTCGCACCATCGTCATTGTTCGTGTCTGTCAGCAGTCCGAAGGCTTCCGTTGAACCCTGCCCGGTGAAGCTGGTACTGGCGGCTGTGAACCGCTTCTTGAACAGGTTCAGCATTCCCTGACAAATCACCTCAACGTTTATGCCGATCTGCTTGTACGCTTCGATGTACCCGAACCAGACCTTCTGATAGGTCCCGGACGAATCTCGGCGCAGCAGTTCGACTCGGCGGTACGGGAGCAGGTTGTCTTCCGTAGCCTTGGCGTGGAAAGCGTACATTGAGAAGGCCAGCTTACCGGGCGCGCTGATGCGTTTGCTCCACCGTTCGACGCGGAAATCGCCCTCAAACAGCGTCGTCTTTGGCGTAGTCGTGCCGGTGGTTTCATAAATCGCAAGACGGTACATCAGATCCAAGCGGGACGGACATCGATTTGCATCTGGCCGGAGAGGTCACCGGGGGAGTCATCAAACAGCGTAAACTCGTTGTCTCCCGGCTCGATGAAAATCCAATCCGAAGCATCGGTCAGCGCACCGCTCACGTCGGTATCCGTACCGCCCGAGGTTTTGACGATGGTTCGGGCAGAAACATTCACTGTCAGCGTATCGCCGGCACCGAGTGAGACACCGCCGCCTTTACTGAAATCCATGCTCTTGCCCGTGGTCAGATTGCTCACCACCGGGTCAGTGGTCGGGCCACTGATGGTAATGGTTGGCGGGCTACCGATCGTACCGCCGTTGCTCACCGTCAAAATACTGCCCGTTGATTCCTGAATCGTCGGCAGGTCACCGTCCTGAACGGTAGGGAGCGCACCATCTTGAATTGTGAAGGTGGTGGTGAGATACGACTCCGGGCCGGTCTCCGTTGTCAGGCTCTGGCCGTAAATCACCGGGTCTTTGGCGTAGAGCACGAACTCAAACGACCGCAGTTCCGGCATCGCATCATCGACCAGTCCGAACTTCGGCGGCTCGAGGACTTTGGCGTAAATCTGCTTCTCCGTCCCGTCTTCGTCGGTAATCAGCACGAGTACGTACCCATCGGAACCGCCGTAGCTCTGAGAAATCGGCAGAGCAACAGCTTGCTTAAGTGCTTCCTCCATCGTTTTGCGGGCTGCCTGAGTGGACCCGTAGATTGTCCCTTCAAACGGCAGCATGCGGGCATCGTAGAACGACAGACTGTCTTCTACGCCGTGCTCACTCTGCTTCTCCATGTCGGTCTTCCGAGTGGACAGCGTGGAGAGGATTTCCGGCGTATTCTTCAGCAGGTAGAAGTTGCTGTCGTAACTCAGGCTCTGATTGAATTGGATGCTGCCGATGGTGATCTGAATCTCGTTAGCGGGCATAAGGGGTGTGGGGTTATTTCCGCGTGTGCCAGCGGATCATGGTCGGGTCCGCTGCGACTCTGGCGGCTTCGCCGTAGAAATTGAACGTCTGGGACTTGCTGTTGTTGTTCGTCACCTTGCCCACCGGTCCGCCATTGGCGAACTTAGGCAGACTGGTAAGGCGAGCCGCGGCACTGTGGAGGGCTTCACGGAATCGCAAGACGGCACTCTGTCCGCCCATTGCTCGTACATCGTTGGCGGTCAAAACATGCTCACCGTTCGAGAGTCGTGCATCGATTGCATCGTCCTTCGGACCACCGGGGCCGATGACCGGACCGCCATCAGCAAAGGCAGCACCGCTACCGCCGCCGCGTCGGGCCTTGGCCAGTGCCGCCGCAGCCTGCAACGCAGCACTGCGAATCTGGTTCAGGCGATCGACTTCCTGATTCTTGTACGCTTCAGATGCTTGGTTGCGGATCGGAATCTGCACGAGTAGAGCTTCGGTAATCTGCTGTTGAAGCTGTTGCTGCATGGTGAGTTCCTGCTGCAGTTCAGCCTGTTTGCTCTGCAACTCCGCTGCATGAGCTTCCTGACTGGCAGAGAGCTCTTCTTCATTCGCTTGCAGGAACTCATCGAGTCTGCCTTCCTGGAATGCCTTTTCCAGCTCGATATTCATTTCCATCTCACGCTTCTTCGCTTCACGTGCCTGCTCAAGCCGGGCGTCTTCGTACTCCTGCTCGACAATGAGCCGTTCAGCCGCATTGCCCCGTTGCAGGTCGAGTACTCGTTGCAGTTCTTCCTGAATCGCGATGCCGAGCTTGTCGCCTTTGTTGATCAGTCCTTCGATTGTTTCGGCTGATCTACGAGCTTCCAGCTCATCACCGCCGGACCCGTCCCGCTGAATGAGCTCGCCACCGATAAATCCGCCGGTGACTTTTTTTGCCTCGACCAGTGCCTCAGCGAGCTTCCGGGCCTGCTCGCGCAGCCGCTCCTCATCTTCCTTTGCAGCCTCTTCGCTGAACTCGGCCAGATCGAGCGTCAGGTCACGCACGCGCTCCTTTGAGTTCTCCATCAGCGAGTTGATTTGTCCTTGGATGCGTTCGATTTTTCCGGTGACATCTTCCAGCTCATCGACAAGAGCATCCGTCTGACCGTTGAGAGCCTTCATCATTTCTTCGAAGTCCTCTGCTACGCGCACGTCAAATGCTTCTTCTACAGCGCCCTCCAGACGAGTGAGAATCTGCTCCTCGCGTTCGGTCAGCCCGACGGTGTCGCGTTTCACTTCCAGTTGCAGGGCCATAACTTTCGCACGGTCAGCTTCGAACTCCAGAATCGCCTTCCGTCGCTTCTTCGCCTCTTCCTCGGCTTTGCGAACTTCCCGAGCGGCACCGCCCCCGCCCGAAGGCAGAACCGGCGCGGGGTCCGTGGCCGTCGAAGCAGTGGTTGACGATCCGCCGGTACTGACCAGGCTTCCGCCGATGACATCCGAGTAGTACGGCGTCGAATCGCCGCCGAACAGATTCGATGTGAATTTCGCAGCAAGTCCGCCAGGATTGGTAAACTTCCGCACGGTCGACATCTTCGCCAGCACGCCGCCGATCGTTCGGCCGAGTGACTCTGCCAAGGGAATAGCAGCTTCCAGTCCGCCAATAATGGCGTCGATGGCGGTATTGGCTTGAGGTTGGAGTTGTTCGGAGAAGGCTTTACCGACGTTTTCGGCGGCTTCACCCATGCTGCGTAGGCGGCGTCCGGTGGTGTCACCGGCGCGTTCAAACTCCTGCTGCAGTGACGAGACAGATTCACGGGCGTTGGACGCTGCAATTTCAGCGGTCTCCAAATTGGCTGCGAACCGTTCCAGTCCCTTGTCAGTCGCCAATTTCTGCAGTTCACGAATCAGACGACGGTCACCGATACCGAGAGCTTCGAGTGTGGAACCGATGTCTCGGCCGGTTTTCCGCAGGCCCTCCAGGAAGATTGCGAATGCTTCCACAGGCTCTTCGGCGAATGCTTCTTTGAATTTGGGACCCAGTTCGTCCCCGAGGAACGTGGCAAACTTGTCGGTATCCTTCTGCATCTCGATCAATGCGGTCTGGAATCCGGTGGAGAATGCTTGCGGTTCGGAGCCGACTTCTTCCATCGTGGTCGCCAGTGCGAGCAGTGACTCCTTCGAGGCGCCGAACGACTGCGACAGAGACGCGAAATTCTCCACGTTGTCAGCGATATTGGACGATGTAGCCGCTGCCGTATTCGACAGTTCGTTGATGATGGAGAGCAGCTCTTCGGCGTTGCTGGAGTCTTCGCCGAATAGGTTCAGCAGGCGGGCGGTTTTGTCCGATGCTTCACCGGAGCTGAGGGCGTAGTCCTCCATCGCCACCGTGGTCATCGCAATCACACGGGTGAACTCCTGCAAACCCGAGAGTCCGTCCCGATCGAAGATACCCAGACGACCACCGCCGGCAGCGATATCCGCCAGTTGTTCTTTGGCGATACCCGTCTGCACCGCGAGGTCTTCGATGAAGCCCTTCAGCCGCTGCATCTCTTCGCCGCTGGCGTTGGTCACCTTCCTTACTTGCACCAGCTGCTCTTCAAACGCGACGGCAGCTTTGAACGAATTGACGAAAGCGTCCTTCACAGCCCTGAGACCACGGCTGATAGCGTCAGCAGCAAGCGTGGCGGCAGTCATACCGACTGTCAGTTCCTTGATAGTTGAGCCGAACAGGCCCGTAGACTTCCCTGCACTTTTGCCGGCTTTCTCCACATCCTTCATGCCCTTTTCGGTGCGCTGCAGCGACGGGTCCAGCTTGGACAAGGCTTTCTGCAGTTCTTTGGAGCCTGCCTCGATCTTCGAGAAGTCGATTTCGGCGTCCATCTCCAGTGGTGGAATCTTGTCTCCGGACATAGAGGGGAACAGAAAAAGCCAGACGCCCGTGGGCGCTGGCTTTGGATGAAAATCACACTTATTCTACCACGGCTTTTACGACCCTGATGTATGACCCTTTTTGAGACCGGAGAGTCGCTCCTTTGCCTTCTGGAGTTCGCGCTCCTTCATCGCAGCAATCTCCTCATCCTCTGCGAGAGCTTTCATATCATCTCGCCGGTTTGCTTTCCGGCCTTCGTCCGATTCTTCACGTAGCAGGTAGGTGTAGGCGTCGAGGTACGTTTCAAACTGCCGATAGGTCATCGCCAGAATTGCATCATGCGACAGAGCGCCTTTGCTGGCCCGCTGAAGAAACGCGATGTTGCGAACGATCCAGATGCCGTACTGGTGTGTTCCGGGGCCTGCTTGGCCCCAGGCACTTTTTTTGGGTACCGTTGGTGAATGGCCTGATAGAGCGTGGTGATATCGAGACGACCCTCTTTGCTGTGCGGTACCTGGCTCAAATCACCCCGCAGCGTATCCGGGTCCATGCCTTCCGGGCAATGGCTTACCAGAAAGTCCGTGACTACCGTGCGCATCTGCTTCATCGGGTCGTCAGTTTTGTCCTGCTCACGATGCATCAACCGGAGTACATCATCCAACGAGGCTTCCGGCAGAACGTACTTATACTCGCGACCGTTAATCGAGAACCTCATGGGATACAACATGGGTACGAAGTCGCCGAGGTCCATAATCTTTTGCTCAGGCACGCCGTCAGTCTACGCCAACGAAAAACAGCCGCGCAAGGCGACTGTCTCTCGGCATGATGGACCCGATGTTACTAGCTGGCGTTGATTTCGTCCGTAATGCTCCAGGCAGTGCCCTTGCGGGTAGCGGCGGTAATCGGCATTTCACCGACCTTGCCTGCTTCTTCGACGTTCACGAACTCCCAGAGCATCTCGCTCTCCACGATGGCAGACTCCATGATCACGATACGCTCAGTCGTAGAGCTGTCTTCGCTCGGGGCGGTTAGCTTGATGTATCGAGGCGTGGCGGTCTGACCGGAGCTGCCGCCGGCAAGATTCAGTGATGCCGCTGGAGTGTAGTCGTAGTTGATCGTCAGGGCTTGGCTCTCTGTGGTCAGCGTTACGGAGTCGTAGATGATGATGCCCCACTTGCCAGTCGCTGGGTCTTTGACTTTGAAGTAGTCCGTTCCTTCGGTCAGGCTTCCGTCAGAACCGGCGGAGACGGAGTTGATCGTGATTTCAGACAGGTCGTTGTTCTGATTCTCGATGAAGATCAGATTCTCGTAGTTCCAAGAACCGGATGCCACGGCTTGCGTTGCACCACTGACGGCGGACCCTGCGGTGCTACTCTTCGTGACCAGACCTTTGAAGAGGTTTTCCAGTTTGTTCACGTCACCCGGTTCCAACCAGGTACCGGACATTACAAGCTGCTGTCGGGCGCGGTCGAGGATATCTCCCCGGTTATCTGACGGGATGGTTACACGCTGAGACCGGGTTTCGATCCGCACGTCACGGAATGAACCAAGGTCTACGAGACTGCCGGAGTCGTCACCGACTTCAACATTGGCGTATTCGAGGATGAGGGCATTGGCGTCGAGGGCAGCCATAGAGGAGGGAGGAAGGGGTTAGATTACGCTGGTTCCCACTTGTCAGTGGTATTCAGGCGACGGAGAGCTTCTTCGCGGGGGAATTCTCTTTCATAGCCTGCTTTCTTGAACTCGCCTCGCACATAGTCGTTCTTCTTCAGTCGCAGCTTCAGTTTCTTGGGCTGTTCGGTCTTCTTCTTCGCGGGCTTTGCAGAAGCATCCTTGGTTTCAGCCTGTGATTTGCTGCTGGAGCGACTCATAGTAGGGAAAACGAAAGAAAGCGGCGGCCCGGGGGCAGTCGCTTGCGTTACGGAGACAGAATACTCCTAGAGGGCCGGACGCGCAAATCGGAACCGCATCACGTCCACAATCTCATCGAGCGTTGTATCGGGGTCCCTGAGTCTGCCGAGGAAGCTGGCGGACATTTGCACGCCGCCTGACGGGTCCGCGTTGCCTTCTTCGTCGAACTTGCCCCAGGTCTTGCGGGTGCCCTTGAACTCGCCGATTAGTGCATCGGAAATCTGCTTCACCAAGTCGGCGCCTTTGTTGGCGTTGCTCTGCAGGCCGATCACCTCGAACTCGATAATCACGGTTTCCATCACACTACGGGACGGTTCATCGTCTTCGATGTGGTAGATGAGCCAGGGGTAGTCGCCTTCGCTCTGATCACTGTCGTAATCGTCTCGCAGGTCTTCTTTGACGTGGATGGCTCGGAAATTATCAGCAGACGGCATCAGGCCGTCCAACACTGTGCCGTACACAAGCTCCCGATAGATGGCGTCGTCGATAGTTATGGTCGGGATTGTACCATACGTGCGATGTCGCGGCGGAAAGTCCGGCGTCGTCGGTTCCAGACACGGGAGAACGGCTTGCGGCCTTTCATGCCCCGGATGCGGATTGCTTCGGAGATGGCAATCAGAATCAGGAACTCGCGGACTTCCGGATCGAGTGGTTCCTGCTTCCGCTTCCGGCGGAGTCTGCGGAAGATGCCCCGGTCTTTGCGTCGCCAGATAGCACGGGCAGCGGCGTACTTCTTCCCGAGCGGACCGTCGAGAGATGGATTGTTCGGCAGTTTGCTGATGATGCCTTTGCGTTTGGCCCAGCCTGCGAGCACCGTCACCGGAGGACCGTAGCCGCGGCGCCGCCGTCGGCCGAATTCAATCACGCTGGCGTATTCTTTGTTGCTGAAGACCGTGACACGAGCTTTCCGCCCACCGATCTGTACGACACGGGTCCGAGAGACGCTACCGGCGAGGTCTCCGGTATCGAACGCACCAACACGCAGAATCTCTGCCCGGATGTCGCCTACCGTGTCATCAGCCCAGATAGCCAGGGCGTTGACGATTTGGCGGCGTCGTTTCCGGGCAACCGCGTCGAACCCGGCTTGTGCGTTGCGGAGACTCCGGCGGTTGAAACGAAACTTCGCCACACCCTTATTGTAGCAGTGTCTGTCGGCTCAATACTCGGCGTAGGAGGGCCGTTCGGTGTCTTCGGGCTGTCATACCCCTACGAACCAGTTATCACGTCACAGAAGGCGACTTTATGGTGCACCCCGAGACTCGTAGGTGGTGAGTTGATCTCGTATATCTCGTACATCCGGCCTTCAAAGCTGATTCGGTCGTGCAGATTGATGCTGGCGGCTTTTTTGAAGCAGAACCGGACCCGGACCCGTGTGGCGTTGGTCGTATTGTTTGTATCCACCGGCATCGGCTCGTTCTTCGTCAGTTTCAGGCAGGGCACGTTACTGGCGGACTTGCTCCAGGATTCGGTCGCGTTCTTGCCTGTGCGTGTCCGCGTTCGACGATACACGTCACATGTCTGGCCCAATTCATCTATGGCGGTCTCGTAGTGGCTCACGTAGCGCGGGGAACTTTGTCAGGATCGGTCACGCCGATCGCTGCGGTGCGGCTGACGAAGTCTTTCAGCTTCACCCTCGCCTGCGGTGCCAGCGTGTTATCGCTGGAGACCTCGCCCTTTCGGGACCGAGTTTCTCCGTAGCTTCCATCGCCGCCGATGCGGAACGATTCGATATCGTGCTTCATCGGCAGCAGAGAATTGGTCCGAGTGTCCCACCAGTTCGAATAGAGCCATTCGACTTGGCGAAGCGTGGCGACAGACACGAGGTACGGGATTTCGGTGTTGCCGTCTTCGTCCAGGTCATAAACGCGGGGAAATACGCGGTCGATGGTGTTATCCGGGTGGCGTTCCTGCGGACCCACATGCGCATCGATGTCATCCTCGGCGATTCTGATGAGCTTCGCGATGTCCTCCGGGTTCAAATCACCCAGACCGTCAAGCAGCGTCTGGGCCTTCACCTCGTCAGCGGTGATGTAGGTGGGGTCCGGGATGGTCATGACAACAGTCTAGCGCTTCCAGACTCTAACCTCCACTACCTTTGAGCCGACGCCTGCTGCGACGTAGAGCGTAGCCTTGTTCAAATGCAGATTTGAGACCCGATAGACAGTACCGCTCTTCACTGTGAAATACGCTCCGCTTGGAGCAGAACCATCGACAGCACCTTCCGAGAACGAACAGAGAATGTCCGTGCCATCACGACACTGGATTTCGATCTGCTTCACGTAGGCATCGTCTGTGTCAGGAACAAGCAGCTGCGAATACTCTGTGTTCGCAGCGTCCACAGCGATTTTGTGATCAATCACGCCGGTGGCTAGCTCACCTGCAGACATTAGTTCTCCTGTTCCGCGAAGTATTTAACAGCCTTCTCGTAATTGACACCGAGGGCTTTCTTCACATCTTCACGTTCAAGAGCGGCTTTCAGCTCAGTCAGAGTCTTTACTTGCGGGTCTAGGGCCGCGAGCTTCTTCTGTGAACCCTCACCGATGCCAGGAACAATCGTTATATCTTCGGTTGGATCTGCCGGTGGGTCTTGCGTACCAGTGGAAGGAGGGTCTTTGGACTCTTCCTTTTCGGCGTCTGCTTCACGCGGAGCGACATTCTCGACAGAGCCGTCTTTCTCAAATTTCTCCAGTTCTGCCAGCTGCTGCTCGTCATCGGTGGCGTAATACTGACCGATGCGCATCAGCTGACTACCAGCGGACTGCAGGATAAAGGCTTCTTTAATGAGGTAGCGTTTCATGACTAGGCGTGTGGGGGAAGAATTTCGACGGTGAGCGTCACATGAGCTCGACCGCCGGCGGTAACTTTGGCAGTGGTTAGAGTAATTTGCTCGTCGGCTTCAAAGACGGTTTCAGTCACGCTGGCACTGTCTTCATCGCCCAAGGCAGAGGAAGCAGCGACGGTGATCGTCGCGACGGTAGTGGCACCGTTCTTCACGGTGATCGTGCCCGAGTTGGACCCGGCGACGGTTTTCGTAACGACGCTTTTGGCTGTACCTACGACACGGACCCGATATCCCAGAGCAGGCAGTTTGAATGTACCGACTTCATCGGTTTCAAATGACACCGGCACATGAAGCGGTAGTCGGGAGCCGATGAGAGGGATTGGATAGTTTTCGCGTGACATACAGAATGAGGGTTAGCAACCGACACCGTCCAGATTGCACGGTACGATTGGGAGACGAATGACGGCAGGAGCGTTGCCACTGACGGTCTGGCCGGAGCCGCCGCTGAAGGTGGCGTTTACGTAGCGATAGGAACCGGTGTAGTTACGCGGAGCGACCAGAACGTAGTCAGAGAAGCTGGTCCACGCTCCAGAGCTGTACGTAGTGTGCCACTTCCCTACCGCACTAAATTGCAGGTTCTTGAAAATGTTCTCACCGGACATTGTCGAACCGGTGGCAGTACCGACATCAAGTTCGGTAGTTGGGCTTGGTACCTCGCTTGTCAGCACTCCTGAAAGCAGATCCTTCAGGACCGCTCCGGAAATGCCTTCCGGCAGTGGGTTCAGGCAGGAATATGTGACTGTACTGGCGGTTTCAGACGTCAGCTGTGCCTCGCAGTAGTATGCAGCCTGAGCACCCTGGAACTTGCCATACACATCGAGCACACCCTGGGCGACTCCGTATCCCAGACCGCCGGCCGACGCGAGACCTAGCAGGCCGACAACCAGCTTACGAGGCATACGTGCATTCTGGAGCTGTACCCAGCCGCCCGGTGATTTTACAGAGGTTCCCATAGTCGAAGAGTAGAAAGGTGAATAGAGAAAGTATCAGAGGGTCGCTTAGATATTGACGTTGTGGACGTCGATGTGGTTAACGCCGACACCCTTGACCATGATGAAGGCACTACCGTAGATAGCGAATCGCTTTTCCAGAGAGGAGTTGGATGGTTCTTCAACGGGTCCGCGCAGGATGTCGTCCTTACGCCAGCCCTTGTTGATCATCTCTTCAGTCACGATTTCGATACGATCGTCCGGCATATCTTTGTCAGCTACGAACTCGACTTCCACGTTATCGAAGAGGAAGGCTTCGGGGCTTTCAGTACCGATCACCTTGGCCTCGCTGCGAGACAGGCGTACGTGTCCGTCCATCAGCGGACCGAACTTGTACTTGTTCGCTGGGCTGATGTAGCACTGACGAGGGTTTCCACCGGCTGCCCACACGGTCTTCAGGGCAGTTTTCATCAGTGTTTCGGGGTCCGTAATTCCCGATGCGTTCAGACGAAGCGGACTTCGCTCATCACCGCCTTCAGCCAACTGCTGCAGGATACCGGCGGTCATGTACGGCTTTGATTTCGTCTTCTTCTGCTTTCGGCCGAGGATGCAAGAGGCAGCCAGCTTTCGGAACATACGATCCAACGCCTCGCGGATAATCTGAGGCTCTTGCTCGAATGCCTTACGTGCCTGGATGATGTCATCGAATTCACGATCGATCGTCTCAGGGAAACGCTGGCAGTAGTTCGTGTACTTACCGGAGAGTTCGAACATGCTTTCAACGTCTTTCAGGTCGTTGTTGTTGATGGCTCCACCAATCACTTTGAAGGATGTACCGTCAGCATGCGAAGAAGCAGTCGTACCACCTGCTCCACGCTCGATCACGTCGATCAGATTGCTGTCGCGATCAACCGATTTCACGATAACCATCTCGGTGTCATTCACCAGCATGACAGAACCCTTCGTCAGCACCTTCACGGCGGCTTCGTTCATTTTCAGGCTGGTTGTGGTTGAATCGTCAGTCCAGCCGGTGGAGCCGTCACCGACGGTACCGGAGAGTGCGGTACGCGAACGGTCGAAGATGTCGAACTCGAAGTTGTCGACAATTGATTCGGGCGGACCGAGACGATCCCAGATAATACCCTCGTCTTTACCGAGGTTGATTTCCGTCGCCATCGTGATGATCCGTGGATCGAGGATGGTTTTCGGGTCGTCGAGGTGCCAGTGCATTCCGATGTCCATAGTGGGTGGTGAGAAGAGGGATAGAGTTAATTGGCGTTAGATTTGTCCCTGTTCCACAGCGCAGAGAGCTCGTTTGACAGGCGGTATTTCTCGGATTTCTCCTGAGCAGTGATCTCGCCCTTCTGCTGCTTCTGATTCAGTTCATCCAGTCGGGCCTGCTTCTGATCAACGTCGAGCTGTCCGGTCTTCTTTTCTCCGTTCGGAGTCTTGTTGCCGAACTCGTGGCTCTCTGTCGACTTGCCTGCAAGTTTCAGGACTTTGGGCAGAAGCGAGAATTTATCGAGAGTATCGCGGCCTTCGAGCATGGCATCTGCGGCCTCGCGCTGCTCTTCGTCCTCAATGGCTTCGAGAGCATTCGCAATCTGATCGTTGGCGAACTCTTCGTATTTCTCGACTTTCCCTTGAAGCTCCTCGCGTGAAGCGGTGGCCTCACTGAGTTCTGACTCTTTGGATTCCAGCAGCTCTTTGAGCTTGCCTTCTTCCTTGAGCTTCTCTTCAGCAGCTTTTTTGTCCGCATCTTCTCGTTCCTTGAGCTTTCGCTCTGCCTCTTCGCGTGCTTGCCGTTCGGCATCACGCTGAGACACGAGGTCTTCGATACGAGACTGAGATTTGCTGCCTTTCTTGTCTTTATCACCGGTGTCGTCGCCTCCGTCGCCGGAGTCGCCTTTGTCACCAGAACCTTTGTCACCTTCGCCGCCCTCGTCTCCGCCTTCGCCACCATCATCATCTCCGCCGTCGCCGGCTTCGTTGAATTCGCGATAGAAGCATGTGGAGTTCAGGGGCTGACGAACCTGTGAGAAGAGAGGAAGTCGTCCTGAATCGCTGTGGGAAGGAGCAGTGTGTGGCGTATTCGCCATAGGGAGAGGGTGGTAGTAAATACGGGTTCCGCCGGGCCATCCTATTGCGCTCGGATGGGAGAGCGGGCCGGAGTTTGACAGCTTCCGGGAGGCTGAAAGACAAAAAGCCGGCGCTGCCCGTGGGCAGTCCGGCTGTTTGAATACGTCCCTATCCTACACCCGGCGGACCCGGCGCGCAACTTCTCAATCTGCGTCGATGGTCTCGCGGTAGAATCGCCGGGCCTTTTCGTAGAGGTCAGGCCGTTCGCGTTGCAGCTGATCAAAGCTGACAGCAGAGACTGTGTGTCGGCAATTCGGGTGTGTACTCGCAGGCGGTAGCGGGTCGCGGAGCAAATCCACAAACTTCTTTTTCTCCCAGTCGTTGCAGATATCGGGTCCGTCGATGTCGGGGCGGATGGTCGGGAACAATGCATACCGGCGACCGGTACCCAGCAATTGAGACTTCACGCCGAGGTTATACGCTGTGATGTTCTGCGTGCGGACCAGCATGTTGGAGTAGGCTTCGAGGCTGAATCGGCGTCCGAATCCGTTCTTTGCCTTCAGCACAGTGAAGCCCTGTTTCTTCAGGTCGCTGACAATCTCACGCTGGGTCCGTCCGACAGATGCACCCTGAACCAGCCCCTTGAAGACACGCTCTTGGACCCGGCGCCGCTCAAGTGCTGCTCGTTTCGCATTCTTCTGCAGCCCCTGCATTGTGGTACCGAAATCCAGCCAGGCTTCTTCCACAAACTGCTTGATCGCCTCTTCCGGTACGCCGGAGAACTTCACTTGAAAGCCGGTCTCGCCGAACGATTTCAGCTCTTCGTACGTTTCCTTTGCTCCAATCTCCATCACTTCGGGCAGAGCATCATCGGCCCAGTTCAGGGCATTGGCCTCCAGTTTCACAATCACCCGCTCGATGGCCCGCAGTTGAGTCCGTCGGAACCGGCTGAACCGACTGCCCTTCTCGATGCGTTCAATAATGGAGATGAGCTCGGTCTGTGCCTCGCGGAAGAGCCGCAGGATATCAGCATTCGGGAGCTGCCCACGTTGGAGCTTCTCGGCTACGGTCACAATGTCAGGTGGAACGCCAGACGCACCGTGAAAATCAGCGAGAACACCATCAACAGGAACACGCACCAACCGGCGACGAGTGCCTGCAATACCTCTTTGCGTCGATAATGCAGTAGCGTATCGATGAACCGCTGCGCGTGCTGCTCATCGAGCGCTTCACGGGACCGATGGGGATTGGGGAACACGCTGGAGAATGGCATACGGGTGCAGGTTACTCTTCGTCATCCGGATTGTCTCCCGGTTTCAGTGAGTCGTAGGTCTGGCTCTGCATCCGCTCCTTCTCTTCGGCGTCAATCTTCTTCATTTCCTCTTCGAGTTCAGGACCGTCGATGTCCTGGAAGCTGCGGATAGCGGTCTCACGGGATGCTAGGCCGGCGTCCATCGCGGCAGACCACACATCAACGTCGTACTGCCAGTCTTTGGGTAGACCGAGGTCGAACGTGATTTTCAGCGGTAGTTCATTCGCTTTCTCTACCCCTTCGATGGTCAGAGCTCTGCGGATCAGCTTGCGCAGGGCCTCTTCGTATTTCCGCTGGTATCTAGCCACGCGTTTTAGAAAGCTCATCAGGCGAACTTTCAGAGCTTCAGCCTTCTCCACACCGCCTTTCTCATCTTCCAGCAGGAAGGTATCAGGTGTCTGGGTCAACTTGGCACACTGGCGGATCAGACGGTCCATATGCTTGAAGGCATCCTCGATGAGCGGGTTGTCGTTAGTGATATATTTTGCTTCGGGATCGCCCTGTTGGGCCAGAATCACTTCCAAATCGATGTTTTTAACTTCTCCCGTCCTCTGGTCACGAACAATAGCGCTTTCAGGCAGCTGCAGCTTGGCGTTCAAATGCTTGAGGAACTGGATCGAGACCTGCGTCAGACGGTCGTTGATTTCCTCCAGCAGCGGCATGATGCGCTTGTAGATCGATTGCCCGTAGCGGTCCAGCACGGTCTTTTTGTCCTGGATGGAGACAATCGGCATCTCGGTCAGCTTGGTGGTTTCGCGGTAGCGCTTCGTCTGTTCGTGCTGCTTGGCATTCTTCGGCAACAACTCCGGGAACTTGTCCTTCAGATCCACCGGGTCGCTGATTTTGGCCCCGGCCTTCTCTTCGTACAGAGCGTATTCAATGACGACTTTCTCATTCTCGAAGAAGTAGTCCTCGATGTAGATGTACTTCGTTTGCTTGCCTTCTTCATCGACGTTGGTCAGATGCACGACGAGGCGAGGGTTGTTGGTCTCAGCCCCCAGAGCAACCCCGGACCAGTTCGGATACCAGTACGAGTACGGTATCTCCTCGATGATGGCCTGAGTCTTGCTGCCCTGACCGCGGCCGTAGATTTTGAAGTGCGTGTGCCCGATGCCCTGGAACAGCGTTGACGATTCTTCAAAGCGTTCCTGCAGGTTGTTCCGTTCCAGTATGTCTGCAATTCGCTTGTCTAGCTCTTCCTTGTCGTCTCGCTCGTCATCCACTTCAACGCTGAAGGGTCCGCCAAACAAGAAATCCGTGCCGGCGTCAGCAATCAGCGGCGCGATGTTCAGCGCCTTCGCCAGAATCTCCGCCTTCTTCTCGTCGTTGCTGAAGAACTCTTTCAGCCGAAAGACACCCCGATCAGTTCGGCCCTTGTAGTCGTATGGCTCTGAGCTGAGGAGGCTGAAATAGTCGTCTTCCTTGGCGACACGCTCGATTTCATCCGATGGCGGGAAGTCCTTGACGTTGTAGGGCACGAGGCGGATGGGTATAGGAAATTCGGACGCCCGTGGGCATCCGATGCAGGCAGAGTATATCACATATCTTGAATGCCGAGTTCTTCCTTCGATGCGGTGCGCCTTCCGGCTCGGAGAGCATCGGGTATCAGGTACATCGCAATCGCCGTCGCCATCACACAGTCGTCCTTGTAGCCCTCCATCGCTTCGTACTGGCCCTTCTCATTGATGATGAAGCGGAGCGCCTCAGTCTGCACCTTCTGGGAGTAAACCTTGATTTCTTCCTCTTCGATCAGCTCCGTCAGCTTATCGATGATGAGCGGCTTGGTTTTGGCGGTGGTGTGCCAGCCCCAGTGCTTCTGTGCTCGCTTGGTCTTCGTTTCTTCGGTCTTGGTCGTGTGGATCAGCCATTGCGGGTACGGGTCCGTGTCCTCGGGCATGCTCACGTGCTGAACCAGATTGTTGACGACGGTCAGACCGTGCGCGGATGGCAGCGTTTCGATGGCGACGTAGGCCATGTTGTATTCCGTCCCCAGCATGTGCACGAGGCGATGCAGCTTGGCGTAGGGCCACTTGGCTCGGAACATCGCCACCAGCTGCATCGTGATACAGTCCCAGACCTGAATCACTGAGTAGTCGGTACCGCCCTCTGATTCGTCGAACTCCTCGCCCAGATTCTCGGTACCATCGCCCGAGGCACTGTCCACCGATACCAGGTACCGGCGGTCTTTGATTGGCTTGACCCAGTATTTCAGCCGGCCTTCCATCTTCTCTTCGATCGGGGACCGCGTCGGCCAGTCCATGATCTTCTCGCGGTTGAACGGCGACACACCGGAAGTCAGGAAGGCTTCCTCTGCACAGGACGGATACTCCTGATTGAATTTCTTGCGGTTGGCAGCGATGGAGAGATGCTGGCGCATCCACTTGATATTGCCCAGCGTCATTCCCGGACGTTCCAGATACTTCCGCTCGTCTGCGGTGAGTGTCTCGGCAAACGCTGCTTCGTCCTCTACCGGCTCGGAGTAGTCCGGGTCGTCTTGGAAACCGAAGAAGTGTTTCATGAAGCGGCTGTCTTCGTTGTACCACTCCTCGTAGAAGCTGCCGCCCATACCGTCAGCGGTGGACTCGGCGGTGATGATTCCGCTCTTCGGTACGGCTTGGAATGTGGCGGTCAGTACCTCTTCGGCGTTCTTGATGAATGCCCACTCAGAAACGTGCAGGCGATGCACCGTACGAGAGCGGACCCGCAGCGCCACGTAAATCGTGGAGTTGATGCCTTCAAAGGTCAGCTCGTTCTTGGTGTCGTATTTGGCCTTCGGCTTCTTCCAAATTCTGCCATCGGCGAGACGCACTTCATCGGGGCACGATTCGTACGCCAGTTTGATGATTTGGAACAGGCCGGCGAGGTTCTCGCGGCTGTCGGCCAGAATACAGGTGTTGGTATTCGGGCTGAACATCGTGGCGTCGAGGTGCCATATCAGGAAGAACGTGGAGACACCTTCCTGACGAGCCTTCAAGACGAGGTGGTAGTTCCAGTACGGGAGAAGCTTCGCGAGGATGCGCTGAATCGGCCGCAGCTTCATCTGCGTCAGTTTGCCCGCCTCCTTCGTCTTGATTTTGTAGAGGTGCTGAATACGCCAGAGCCAGTTGCCGATGCGCTTGCGGTCTTCGGGATGCACTCCCAGAGTCTACTACAGGTTTGCGAAGCGGCTATCTATCTCTTCGCGTGAGTAGGTATCTTTCTGCAGTAATCCAACGAGCTGACTGGCTTTCTGATCAACACGACGTTCGAGTTGTTCAAGAGCAGAATCAATCTCCTGCTTCGAGTAGCAGTCCGGTGAACCCAAGTTTGAGCCGTATTTCCGAATCTTATCGGGACAGTTGTCCGCACAGCCTGGGCATCCAGCGGCTCCTAAGTTGTGGCAGCCGCAACCGCAGCCAACTTGATCACAATCGTCCCCTGCTTCTAGATTGCCACAGTTTTTCCCATCGCATGGCTCTTCCGGGTCAAGATCGATACTGTCCAGAGTCATGCTGCCGTCGTCGTTGTGAACATAATTGACGGTAACAGTCTGACATTTGCACGGTACGACTTCCCCATTGAAGAAGATATGCCCATTCTTCGGCGTGCATTCGCTGCAAGCCTCATCGTCTCCTTCGCAGCCGCATGACCTCGCCGGTTCAATCTTGATGTTGCTGACCTCACCGCAGTCTTCGAGGCTGCCTTCATCGTCGCCGACAGATACCTTGGCCTTCTCAATCTGAATGGCTGGGTCAGGTAACCACTCCACGCCCACCTTCTCGCAGACGGCTTTGAGGAACTCGGCCCGCTTGAGGAGGCGGTTGGATTCGGTGTCTGCAAGATATTCGGAATAGCCAATGAGGTGCTGCGAATCGTAGCACGTGACTGGCATGTCAAACCGACTACGAAACATGTATCGTCCGTCAAACTCTAAAAGCACCAAAAAGCCATCAAGCTCCCTCAGCTTTTCCCGCTCGAAGTCGACGTAGCGTTGCCAGTTCTCGGACCACGTCTCCCAATCCTGCTTCCATTGGATTTCTCCAGCCTTCGGCCCGGTCTTGCAAATATACGGCTCAGCTCTCATCACTCGGCGGGGAAAACTGGACCCGTTCGAGCTTGTCCCTGGCATCGTAGTACGCAATCACCTTGTCGCGGCGTTCTTTCTGCAACTCCTCAAGTCGAGCCAATCGCTGATCCTCCGGCGTCATCGCGAGACCGGCGATTCGCTGCTCCAGGCTGCGGACAGCTTTGGCACAGGCGTTGACTTCGGCCTGCAATAGCTTCTTGGCTTCGGCACCACTCACCTCTTCGGTAACGACGACAGCCTTATCTGAAATGCGGGTAACTTTCGGATCAGTCATTGGTAATCTTGGTAATACATGAACAATTCACGCGACAGTAATTGCCCTCCGGCGTGTGGAAGCCCTGCCATGCCTGCGTGGCACACTTCTTCTGGGCTTCAGCTTTGGTCTCGGTGACACGGATCGGCTCACCGTCTTTGATATGCAGAGTGCAGCCTCTGGTTTGGGGTGTGGGGGTCATCGGGACTGAAGGCGGCAATTATTCAAAACAACATCAGCACAGCGTTTGCCAGGAAGGACTGTAACACCAGCCTGAGCGGTCCATCTGCCTCCCTGACCCATGCTGGTCTTCATCTCTGCGCAAAGCGTACCTGAAGAATATACGCAGCTTTTGCTATTACAGTCCCTCTTTAGGCTGATTTCATTCCTTGCCATCTCCTCCGTCTGGCAGTACGTCGTCCATGTTTCCGTGGCAGAATCGACCAGGGTAATAAGCCCAATCGCCATACCGATAAAGAATATGGTAGCACCAATGATTCCGAGTAATTCATTCATTCGCTTGGGGAGTAAATCTCACAACAAAGGCGGCCGCACGTCCAAGCAGGGAAGCAAGCTGGTGCGGCCGTTGCTGGTGTGATGCTTCCCTGCATACGAGCCAGACCTTAGCGCGGGTCCGGGGACCAAGTCAAGAATCTTGCTCGGCCAGCTCGCGGGCCTCTTCGGGGGATTTGGCTTTGGGCTTCTCCAAATCGTCGTAGCCAGCGGTGGTGATCATGCCACTGTGCTCAACCATCTGCTGCGTGAGCTTCTCCGGGACGTTGCGGGTCCGCAGGTACGTGCGGAACAGGCGGTCGATGGCTTCGTAGGAGCCCATGTATCGGAGCAGTCGGGTCTCGGCAGCAATACGCTGTTTGTCATTGTGTTCCCGAGTTTCCATCAGCTTCAGATCCGCTTTGAGTGATTTGAGGAACCGATCGGAGATCAGCTCGAAGGCTTCGCCGAGACGGTCGAAGACGAGCTGCTGATTCTCTTCGCGTTTTTTGCGGTAGTCCTCGTATTGCCGCGCAATATCCAGCTCCAGATGCTTTGGGAAATCGTGGCGTTCGGCGTAGTCGGCCCAAGTGTGTGGCTTGGCAGGCACACGATCTTCGCCGGCTTCTTCGGCGAGACGCATCGCTTCGCGGATGTTTCCGCCCGCCTCCAGATAGAACTGATAGAGCAATGCCGGCTCGTGTTTTTCGCGAGGCAGCTTCTGAAATGCCGGTGCTTGCTGCTCTTCGCCGTTCACAGCCAAAGCCTACCACGCCCGGCGACGATTGTCCCGTTTCATGGTCTCCTCATGTGGTTCAGGCAGGGTCCGGCGCGAGCGGTCAGTCAGACCGACCAGCTGGCACGTCCGGTGTCGCCGGCAGAAGAGGAGCCACAAACAAAGCCGCCCGGCGGTGTGCTCCGAGGCTGATAGCTGCTGTTGCAGATTTGAGTGCCAAGGATATCCGGTGGGGAAGCAAAAGAATGAGACATGCTGCGCGTGGTAGGCGCTACTCATCATACGTCAGACTCGGCTTGAAGCTGTCACCGATTTTCTGCAGTGGGCGGAGCTTCGACTTGACCGACGAGTGAATCAGTTTCTTTTCACCGAACGCCAGAAGCCAGTAGTAATACCGTCCCTGATTCTTCTGTTCGATCAGCCACACGTCGCAACGATACGCACAGCGGAAGTGGAGACCGCGAAAATCTGCGTCTGTGGGGAATGCCGGAGCGATACGCTCAAAAGCTAGCTGAACATCCACAGTGGGTCAGTCTACCAGCGAGCGAACCGACAAGCCAATTTGCCACCAGCGTCGTCGGAGAAGCGGCAGACGCTGCCAGGCACGAGGGAAACGGATGGGTCCGGATGTAAGCGTCGACGGAAAGCGGGCGGCGATGCGTCCGGCCGCCTTTGCGTCGGCGATGGAGTACCGTCCGGTTTCGATGACGTTGATCAACTGACGGCATTGCTGCTCGGTGAGGTACCTGATGTGGCACCGTTCAAGGTCGTGAATCTTCAGTATCCGCATCACGAGGAAGTACGCTTCACGACGGGTCAGTCGTCCGTCCTGCCAGAGCGGATCGAGCACGTCATGGGTCCGTTTCTTCATGCCTTTCGTGTGGACCTGACGCTGCTTCGGAGTCGGGCCAAACTCCCGGATGTGGGCCAGCAAGTCACGTTCAGCATCGGTCACGACCGAAATCGTACCACAAAATAAAACCTTGCCGGGGCCCCGAGCAAGGAGTACTTTTCATGAGTGACCAGAAAAGCGAGCAGACGATAACACAACTCGCCATCGGTGTCACAACAGTTCTTTCCGCAGGTGATTCAGTCGCCAGGTCTTCCCCGTGAGAGGCGGTAACCGGGACTACGCTATACGCTCCCGTATCTTCCTGCAGGGATTGAAGACCGCTGACGCTGACGTGCCGGGCCGCAACAAAAACGGTCCACAGCGGATGGAAGCGGCGTCTTCGGGTTCGGACCCGGGAAGTGCGATATGCCGGAACGGAGCCGGCACGCAGAGTAGCGAGGGCGAGTACCGACCAATCCGAGGTGAGAGAAGCCGCAAACGGACCCGGAAAAACTGCACCTTGGTGGAGAGGAGGCAGGCTGAATCAATTTGCTGAATCGTCGCTGTGTTACACTCGGTTGGCTCCATCCGGAAGAAATACAGCAGAGCATGTTAAATCCTAATGCAGTGCAAACCATGCCCGATGTTATATCGGAGTACAGTATCCGGGAATGTTCGCTGTTTGCTGACCAATGTGAAGCAGATTCAACGTCTTGCGCAAATCGTCGCTGTTGTGGTTTACTCTGCATGAGTCTTCAGCCCCCGTGCAAACGGGGTAATCGGATTCATCTCCTTGTCTTTACGACAGCACCTCAGCCTTGGGCTGAGGTTGAGGGCTCCAAGAAGATTCACGCATGTAGCAGTGTGGCTGAATAGGTAAGCAACCGTCCCTGCGGTCAAGTAGGGTGCAAGTCCCTGCCACTGCTACAGCCGTGAGTGCTCTGTGCTGGTGTGGACAAAATAGGGATGCATGCCAACTGCTGACCTTGCGGAAAAGTCTGAAAGTCGAACCAAGTTCGGCAAACGGTACGGGCGTTGGCTCTTAGCCTGTCAGAAGCCGTTAATGCAGCGTCGAAACCTGCCACCAGCCCACAGAGCACTCTTCCACGACAAAAATGCTCCCCGTTGCCGAGGAGCGTGTCCGAGTCAGGCGACCTCCCAGTTGAGGATCGCATCACACGTTTGCTTTGCCACGAGCCGGTCGAATTCTCGATGACCGGTAATCTCTGGCGGGAAGCCTCCACGAGAGAGCCAATACATCAGGTTCTCGGCGTGTTCTTCAATGGCTTCCCACGCTTCGCAGTCGCTCTGCACTTGCTCGAAGGCTTCGGCGAGCAACTTCCACGTTGCGTTCGGGTCCATGAGGCACCTCCGTCGTCAAAGGAAAAGAATCGGACGGGTTGAGAGTGCCTAACCTGTTACCGCTGCGCAACTTGAATTCTTGACGCATGCTAGCCAAAATGGCGGGGACCGGATTCATCAGTGGTTGCAGTTGGTAGCCGCGTGCCACTGATGTTTTGTTCTTCGTGAGCCAATGGGCCCAACGGAAGCCGATCCCCGCGGTGCAATTCCGCTGAGCAGAATTACCCGAGGATCGTACCACTGTCCGTTGCAAGTAGTCCAGGTTCGCTAAACCCAAGCGCAGTGGACGAACTCGGACTATGGAAGGGTTTTCCTTACACCCAAATGTATATTCAACCGGAGCGGCAACCGGGCTTCTTCGAATGCTCGAACAGGTCTGGGTTCGTGAACAGACTCCGGGAGATGGGACCATCTACATCATTTCGGGGTTCGCCAACTATAACGGCGGCGTACGATTCTTCGAGGTGTTCAGGGAGCACGTTGCAAACGGAGGTCGGATTGTCGCTATTCTAGGTGGCAGCACATCGCAACGGCTGTCCAGTAAACAAATCGTGGAGGAATTGCTGAATTGCGGTGCAGAAGTCCACCTGATCAACCGCAAGCGAATTCTGCACGCCAAGTGCTACGGGGCCGAGAATTCTGACGGCGAGCGACTGGTGGTCACATCCGGGAACTTCACTGGACCTGGCATGGGGCAGAATGTCGAGGCTGCAGTCATTCTCGAACGGGAAACAACGTTGGGGATGGGGTTTTCCTGGCAGTCCATGGTCGATGGCATTCTGTCACAGTCATGGAACATATATACGCCGACGCTTGCCGACATGAATGCTCCGGCGTGGCAGCTTCTTTACGACGAATACGCCGGAACGGTCAAGCTCGATGAATCAGAAGAATCGACCATGGTCGTGCTTCTTGGCCACGCCGACACCGCGAGAATCCAAGCCCAACCAGGTACAAACGCCGGCAAAGGAACGCAGTATTTCTGGCTGAGCAAGGACTGTTATGACTTCTTCCCGCCGCTTACAATCCGCAATCAGCGAGGCCAGAAAGCGACGTTTTCCTGCCTGATTTCGATGTACTACATGGATTTGCAGGTGGTCGATCGCAAATGCCGGGTCACGTTCGAAGCAGAGAACAACTTAGACTTCCGTCTCGGCACTGGAGCACTTCGCTATTCCGGCGTTGCTAGCAATGGGGACCTCGCTGCCATCACACGTGTATCGGAAACAGAATATGAGCTTAGAATCTTCCGAAGTGGGACCCCTGAGTTTCAGCTATTGAGGCCCTACGCGATTCATGATATTGGTCATCAGGGAAAACAGTACGGATATCTCTCGAACGATGAATTTACCCATTTCACTGGAGTTCACGTTCCAGACACAACCACTACAGCAAATTTTGCTGAGAGTTGATAATCAATGGCTGCAAAGAACAGAAACTCAAACGAAGAACTCGTTTTGAGTCATAAAGAGGTCGCAGAAATTCTAACTAGCCGAGGGTATCCAACCACTGCGAAAGTCGCTTGGCATCTAGAGAAGAGCGCTTTGAGGAAACTTGCAGAGAATAAAGAAATCCGACAATGGGCTGTGGATGCCGGACTACCGGTCATCGACGACGATTAACGCTTGAGTACTACCAACTCTTCAGCGGTGATTGAATTGCTCCGGTGGACGTCGTATCGGTGATATGCATCGAAGGAGAGCATCTCTTCTAGAGTCCATCCTCGACTCTCAGCCACTTCAGCGAGAAGTGTCGGTGTCTGAATAGTAATTTCTTTCTTCTGCAGCGTAGTTGTGTTTCGGCCTACGAGAAGGGCATACTTACCGCCCCGCTTAACTTGCGATCGGACGGTTTCGAACATCGTTGCCATCTCACCAAGGTAGGCATAGACTAATGATGGGACGTTCTTTCGCCGGAAGCCGTGTGAACTATGGTCAGCCAGGTCCAAGAGTTCCACGCAGAATCGGTGGGCAGAATCGGGCAGCTCTTTCGTATTCTCGACCAGTTCGGCTTCCATCAAACGACGCTCGGCATCCGTAATCTCTCGATTGCCAATCAGGTCTTTTTCACGTCGCCGGATTTCGCTGGCTTCCATCAATCCCAGAACAGCGAGGCTCAACCGTTGAGTATCCATGTAAGGCAGTGCAGTTGCATAAGGCGGGCTTGTAATTGCAGCATCGAATGTTCGCCGACGCCCTTCGCCGAGAATTTTATGAACAGTATCACCGGCTACGCGGCAGTCGGACTCGATGGCAATCTGCTTGGTATTGTCCGAAGGAGACACGAATTCTCGAGCACGCCTGATAGTTGCAATCTTTGAGCGAATCGACTCTACAAAGAGCTCCAAAGCGGGGTAGGTGTCCTTCGGCTCTTTTCGTCGGCGTATTCGAAGGTCCTTTGGGTCCTGCAACGAAACGTCGCGGCAAATATCGCTGAGAATCACCTTGTAGATGTTGCGATGTGACTCACAGCTGATGGCGTCGATTGCTTCTGTAATTTGTCGAATCTGGACGAGGACTGCTTTGGGAAACCAGCTCTGAAGATACTCAATGTTTGGCAGATAGCGCTTCCAGTCTCGACCATCGCATGCTTGCCCCTGGATGCGGCCTATAATCTGCTCCGATTCCTGCTGCAAGTCATTTGGATCTGCCTTGAACGCAGCGACTTTGGCATTAGCAATCAGAACGCCCAAGGGGTTGATATCGAATCCAACGCAATTCCAGCCAATATGAGCGGACTCCAGGAGCGTCGTACCCGATCCGCAAAACGGGTCAAGGACCCATGATCCAGGCTTCAAGCCGAAGATGTTTCCAATGGCTCTTACGACCTGCGGATTGAACTTTCCACGGTATTCGTGAAGACCGTGAGCTGAATATCGGGTGCTTTGCCGTTTTAGTTCCGGAATTGGCTGCTTAACCGGAAACCACATCGAACCATTCGTGCCAGCTGACGCTTCCAGCTTTGTCTGATCAGGGACGATATTCGCATCTGAAGCCTGAGCGACTTTGAAGTACGTCAATCGAGACAGAGATGATTCATTCTTCCCCTTGAGTGGCACCGTGATGAAGTCGTCCTCAGCTTCCGTTACTCGGCCAAAGAACGCAGCAGCTTCCCGCTCTGCGAGCATTCGCTCGTAGGGAAAGTATCGATAGCCGTGCCATAGCAGTTGTGCGTTGCTCATGTTTAACCAAGTCGAAAAACGACAATGCCTTCGCGTGCGATAGTTGCGTGGGACAAGTTGAATGACTTTCGATTCATGGCGATGTTCCGGGTAGCCAAACCGACCTTGCGAAAACCATTGTGTTTTGCCGCCCGTTCCAGCAATGCTTCGTTGTCAATTTCACGGCCGTGAATGATGGAGCGACCAACGACAAAGCATGCGTATGCTCCGTCTTTCATTACTTTGGCAAGCAAGGAAAAACACTGTTCCATCTGCCTTTCAAAGTCGTCCTCAGTCTGATGATTCTTCTTGAAGTAGTGCGGCCTAGCACCAATCTCTGACGTCCTGACAGCAATCGGGTCCATTCCAAGCCAATACATTCTGTACTTGTGATAAAGCCAATACTCGTACGCATTCGGGTACGGTGGTGAGGTGACAACCAACCCAACTTTTTCTCGCACAGATTCTGGAGATACCTGCAGGATATCCTGGTTGATGAGGTTTACCCTTGGGTCGGAGGCGAAGAGGCTTGCTCCAATTTCAACTAAAGCGGAATCCACCACTGTGGCAGCACGAACAAATTGACTCCACACATCTTCCTGCGACAGAGACTTTTCAACCGCTGCGTACCGGGTATCGCTGTCTTGATTAGACACCCGTACAATAATGCTCGATAGAGCCACCTTTAGTGCGTCGCTGATATCCCTTGACGGGACAGCGTTGATCTCGGTAACCAACGCTGCCAATGCTTCTTGAATCGGCTTTTGAAACCAATGGTCAAGACGGGGGATCTCGGGAATTTCGAACGTTCCTTCAGTAATCCTAATCTGAGCGGTTTCACACAGATGGCGGGCAACATTGGTGACTGAGGTACTTAGTGGTGTTGTTTTGACTTTCCCAATCAAGATTGCCAAAGGATGCAAGTCGATTCCAACCGCAGGCAGCCCCGCAGATACAGCTTCAACCAAAGTGGTTCCAGAGCCACAGAACGGGTCCAAGACAGCAGAGTCATCTCCTGGATGAAACAGGGAGATGAGTCCTCTAGGAATCTGTGGTATGAACCGAGCTGGATACGGATGTATCCGGTGTGGTCCGGTATTGGTCTTTGCGTCAGCAAAGTCCCAGCAAATGGAACGCAGCTTCTCTTCAACGTTCCTGACTTCGAGCTGACTTGTCACTCTGATCCTCGCAATCCTCTGAACAACGGAGACTGAGTTTTCAGATATTGGTCTACGGCTTCACGAACCACCCAAGCCACGGAAACTTTCTTCTTCTCGGCGATTCGTTCAAGCTCTGCGTAGTCCTCTGTCGGAACACTCACTGTTGTTCTGATGGATTTCTTTTGGTCTTTCGAGACCTCGGACTTCGCCATGAGCAATCTCCTCAATAGATTGCATCATTGTGCATCACCCTGATGCACCTGTCAACTGCAACCGGGGTCCGGGTCGTGGCAGTCTACTGAGCATGGCCCGTCCAGACATCACCGAAGCCGAAGTTCAGGCGGCGTGCCTGGAGTTCCTCGCCGCATACCGCATCTTCCATTGGCGACAGAACCAAGGCGCAATCCCGCTACCCGATGGTGGTTACCGCCGCTTCAATGGCATGAAGGGGCAATCCGACATCATCGGCATCTGCCCGGACGGTCGGTTTCTCGCAATCGAGGTGAAGCGGCCGGGGAAGAAGCCGACCAAAGAGCAAGACGAGTTCTTGGAGCACATCGCGAACAACGGAGGTGTGGCTACGTGGGTTTCCTCAGTCGACGAACTGGAAGCCGATCTACGTGAAGCTGGGATTATTTGACTTGAAGTAGCGAAGCGTAGACAGAAAGAAAAAAACTCTTGCGCTCAGGTATAGGTTCCTCTACGCTTGGAGCATGACAGGCGAATGCAACGCCGGCCCCGATCTCACCCTCTCTGTGTTTGCTGCAGAACTCCGCGCGGCAAGAGCGCGGCAACGCATGACACAGGAGGCCGTTGCTCAGGCCGTAAACATCTCTCGTGTGAGCTACATCCACATTGAGAAAGAGCGTCACTGCCCATCTCTCGCCATCGCCGTCCGCATCGCCAAAGTTCTACACATTTCTCTCGACACCCTGCTATGAGTTCCACACTCTGCACCACTCCCCGGAAAGTCCTGAAGGACACCATCCGACCGAAGAAGCCACATCGCGTTCGCATCACCGCTTCTTTCGGGCCACAAGAACGCCTCGCGGCCGACGGACAGCCGTACTTCGTCTACCGGTATCTGATGCAGGACGAAGACCTGAACGACTTCGTCCATGACGCAACGCAAAAGGAAACTTTCCGAGGCTATGGTCCCGGCACCGTGCCCTTGGCTCGTGCGGAGGTCGGTGACTGGCTCGAAGTTGAACGCACCATGTACCGAGGCTTCGTCATTCTGAAATGGCGTCGCTGCCGTTCATCACGACGGACCCGCTGATACCGTTTTTATTTTTTCTTCTCCCCCCATCCCATGAAGCGTACTATCGCTCTCAAATCACTGGCCCTCGCTAGTTCCATGTTTCTCTTCCCGCTGGCGTACCTGAATGACTTCTCAGTCATTCGATCGAACGGCACCTATGCCAACGCGATCAGCGTCGCCAATCAGGACGAGACAACCGGAGTCACCCGCACCGGAGACCGCAGCACCGCTCACACCATTCAGCGGAAGATTGCTCGGCTCATGAGTCTCTACAACTGCCCGGCACACAAGCGTGTTGTCATCGGCAATCGCTGGAGCCAGCGCGTTGTGTGCTCTGACTAATCAACCAGGAGCATGACCGTCGGACCCTTCGGGGTCCGGTGGTGATTCCCCTTCTACAGTGAACCAACCGCTAACCCTCTCTTGCTACATCGGCATTCTATTCGGCACCATCGCCGGATTGTGCATGGTCTCGTACCTGGTTTCGACAGGGCAGCCCATTGCGGTCCAGCAGACTTCATGCGACTTTGTGCCTGTCGAGTGCTCTGCTTTTGAAATCCTTCCTTAACCTGCGAGATGCCAGCCCCATTCACCTCACCAGCCCCCGACATCTGCACCTCGCGTGAGGCTGCACGTCAGCTGAAGGCCGCTGGTTTCCCGCAGGACGCTACGTACTTCTGCCGAGTTGGTGAGAAGCCCGTTGCCCGCCAGACGCTCGCGTACATGGGCTACTACCGCGCAGACGAGGAAGCCTTGGCGGCTCCAACGACTGACGAGCTACTCCGCCTTCTGCCTACCTACGTCTACGTCAAACTCAGCAGCATGGGACCCAATCCCTTTTACATTGCCGACATCTTCCCTGATCATGCCCGTGTTTCAGATGAGGCATTTCGCATCGCCAAAAAGGAGCGTACAAAAGAGTACGACATCGCTGCCGACGCACTCGCACCGTGGTATTGCCACTTGGCTGAAGCCGGATTGCTGACAGAGCGACCATCGATTGAGTACAAGGCTGATCCTGACCGTTTGATTTCCGCTCTTTCCCGTGACTAAGCCACAGACACCATCGGCAGAGGAAACCCTCAAAAAAATTCAGTACTTCCTCAAGTACCCTTCCTCGATGAAGCTAGTCGGTGACTTCCCAGAAATCGCTAGTTTCTGCAGACGGCTTTGGAAAGAGAATCGACAGCTAAAGGAAGAGAACGACAGGTTAAAAGCATGGCTTGCTGATGCAAGCGCCGAAATTAGGCAAGTAGAACAAGATTACCTTGACTCTCTCCGATGAATAACCATCACATCGTCCTCTGGCCCATCTACCTCGCCGTCTTCCTGTTCTCGGTTGACCTCTTCCGTTCTGTTGTATGAGCAAGTGCGTCTGCTGCCAGAAGTGCGAGGCGAAGTACGATGACGGCCTTTGTTTCGATTGCGAGTATCCACCAGGGTCCGCATTGCGTGAAATGTACTACTTGTATCTGGAGTTCCAGAAGCTCAAGAATGAACTCCGCAGCTGCATTCCTCGATGGATTCTGAAGCTGTTCCGCATTGACTAGGTAACCGAATCAGCTTGCGCGTGACTCAGTTTTCAGGTAAAATATACTTGTCATCACGACACAAATATCCAATTCCCCATATCCCATGTTCTACCCCGACCAAGTGCGTCTGCACACTTCTGACGGTCAGCTGCTCACCTTCGTCATCCAATGGTAGTCGCTGCCATCATCACCGGCCTGCTCGGACTTTTGCTTGTTGCCGGCATCGTCCGAGACCTTATCCGAGGCGACAGCGTCTTGCTATAAACATGGAAAGTACATGTTAAAGACGCATTAACTCTTTACACGTATGGAAACACTCACACTCACCCAAAATCACCGGCCCCTCTACGCGGTTCAGCCAAACAAGTCCCACCCTCGCACTTCTGTTCGCCGCGTTCTTTACTCCCGTTTCTGTCGCTGGCTCGACAACGCAACCCCCAAGGCAATGAAAAAGGCGGTTTTGCGTACCAGTTGTGTGGTGCTGTTTTGCCTGCTCTGGGCGGCACCGAACTTCATGGCCGGCGTGCTGCTCGATGTCCTGCAGTGGAACGAGTACCGCATCCCCACCGGCATCGCAGTCTTCCTGATCGGTTGGAACTCCAAGACCATCGTCCGCCGGGTCCGTCGCCGGAAGCGTACCGGGAACGCTCACACCTACGAAGGCATCCCGGTCGACGAGCTTGCGTCGTATCTCAGCGAGCACGGATTCAAGCGTGACCACGCCATGCGGACGCTCGGCATCGCCAAGGACAAGTACGAGAAGATGGCAGGCGTGTTCGATGACACTCAGGTCTGCACCCGCGATGCAAACAATGGTCGCATCCTCAACCCGCACCTCTCCAGAGAAGACCTGATCCGCCAATTGCGTAACGGCTTCCCGTTGGTGTTCGATGACCGTAGCAATGAGTGGGTCCGAAAGACGAGTGCCTACGCGGGCTACCTCCGTGACGAAGCCATTCGAGAGAAGAAGCAACGAGAGAAGACCGAACGATTGGAGCGGAGAGCTGCGAAAGCCAAGCGAGAAATTGCCCAGGCAGAAGGGTTTCATAGAAGGTCGCTCGCGGTGGCGTAGTGGCCTCCAGCGGGCCTACAACTGCCATACAACCGGGTTACAACCCAATCTACAACCGACCAGACAACCCAACCGAAACGCCTCTCGACCAATGAGGGGCGTTTTGTGATATGCTGGTTTGGCTTTCTTCCCCCAACTCTATGCGTGTAACGTACAAGGCTCTTCAGGACCTCCCTAACCATGGCCAGGACGGCGTCTTTCATGGTGCCATTCTTGCGAACTTCGACGACATCCCGGAGACCGTCGAAGGTCAGCCCGACTGTGTTGCTGTCGCAGTCATCGTCCCCAACCCGGCCGAGCTGATCGTCTACGCCGGTACCGCTGTCATCAATGCAGACGACCCGGAAGAATTCAAGAAGCTGCTCCGCCTGCGTCCCGCCGGTCGGCGTGACATCCAGGTCGACATCGCAGCTCCACCGGAGTCCGCTGATTACAAGTGGCCTCACATCCAAGTTCCTCAGTAGGAACCAGTCTGCCAGTGATGAGCCCTGCCTTTGGCGGGGCTTTTTCGTAACACAGGCACGGCAGCGAGCCAACCCCTTGAGGCTCAGCTGCCGAGTTGCGCTTTTGGATTCCTGAGCTACAATGTTGGCATGCTCACACTCCAGGAATACGCCGACCGGGAAGGCATCTCTTACTCTGCTGCGTGCGAACGCCGAAAGTCCGGCAAAATCAAAACCGTCGAGAAACAGGAACTCCTCAGCGTTACCAAGTCAATAAAGCGAATCTACGTCATTGAGGATGGTGTCAAGTTGGAGTAGTTGCGCCTCTGGATTCCAAGAGTACAATACGGTCACTTACTTCCTTTCACCCCTTTCACATGGAGAACACTACTGCATCATCGGCAGAATTAAGAGAACGTCTCGACCGTACTGACTCAACACAAGAGGCGGCGGAAATCATCGCAGAGCTTGAAACGAGAGGGGCAACCCCTGCACCGTGGACTGTCACCAAGACCTCTCATCAATATCTTATTGGCGCTGATGACTACTTCGTTGACGGCATTCCGCACAAAATTGCAGCAACCCCTGGCTTGAATGGTGATGCTGAAGCTAACGCCCGTCTCATTTCCGCTGCCCCTGAATTGCTGGAAGCCTGCCAGTATGCTCTTGGCTTCGTGCGATCATGGGAAAAGCAGAACGGCCCAACGGATGTCGTACGATCCGCACTTGAAACGGCCATTGCTAAAGCCACAAAATAAGCTCCAGCCCCTCGGTTTCTACGGAAGCCTTGGGGGTGCAGCTAGCCACCCACGGGGACGGATAGCTGTGAAAGGATATCGCGTCCCCACCCAATTGTTCCTTCCCACCGCATGACATATCCAACTCTGTACTACCTGTGCTTCCTGCACTTCGTCAGTGGTATCGCTCTCGGCATGTTGCTGGAGCAACGCTACCGACGGAAGAGGGAAGTTCGAGAGTAGCTGTGCCCGCCCGGTCTCCGGGTTGGCCAGCTGGCCTCGTCAATCAGTGCAGGGAGCCGACGGTGAAATTATTCCGCCAGAGGTGTGTCTGACAGGCAGAGGGGGTTCAACTTTTCCTCCTTTACTCACTCAGCAGGCTCCCACCCTTTCTATCAATCTACCCGCTCCCCGTATGCCAAATCGCAAGAAGCGACGGCTGACGCCCCGGCAGGTTCGGTCCATCCGCAATCAGTACGCCAAGGGCAAAAGGTCTCAGTGGGCACTAGCCGATCAGTATGGCGTTTCCCGCTCGCTGATCTACGACATCGTCCATGGCAGAGTGTATGCCGATGTTAAGTAGACCGGCCGTAGTCCAGCTTGGGGCGGTACCCGACGCCGCTCCGCTGGTGGACTACCACCACTCCTATTCAATCCCCCTTAACGATCATGGCTGAAACAGCAGATCATCCAGCAGAAACTGAGAGCAAGGCTCTCGCCGCCGTGTCTCCGCAGGCACGTGACATTCTCGCCCGTGCCCAGCAGGCACAGGCAATCCCACAAAGCACCGGCATGTACTTTCCGAAACTCAAGGTTGCCCCGAAAGATGATAAAGACAACAACATCTTGTCCGGTGAGTTTTACACCGAGAAGCGGGTACCGAAAGAAGGCAGCGACAATGAGTTCATCAATAAGCGACAGAGCATCGGCAGACAGCCGCCAGTCGTCATCTTGGATCAGCGGTACTGGTACAAGTACTATGTGAAGGCCAGTGGCATGGTTGCTCAGACGAACGAATTCCGCAGTTTCGACGAGATGATCTATCTGAAGAGCATGCAGGACAACAGGTATGTCTTGGAAACTGCTCTGCCCTACCCGCAGTTCAAGGAGTACAAGGAGGCTCATTACTACGACAGCGTCGAAAAGAAAAGCAAGCTGTCGTTCCGTGTCATCTTCTACGTTCTGTACGATGGTGAGATTTACCGCATGGATACGAATAAGTCATCACTCGTCGGCATTCCTGAAGGTCAGAAAGATGTCGACTTCAAGAATCCGCAGCCGCTTTCTTTCAAGCACTACCAGAAGAACCTGATGTCGTCTGAGTATCTGGTGTACTTCACTACCAAGTGCAAGCTCGCGAGCAAGGAGGTGCTCGGAGATGTCCCTTGGCACTATGTTCAATTTGAAGCCATCGAGCGACTCGAAGGCGAAGAGTTGAATGAGGCCGCGAACGCCTGGCAGAAACAGGAGGACCTTCTGACCATGCAGTTTGAAGCTCAGTTCCGTCAGCTCATCGATGCGTCAGACGGAGTGATCGAGGCTGACACTGTTGATGTCAGTTTCGATGACGGTGATGGTGACGACGACATAGACGTTTTCTAATCAGTCCGGGGGTCGGTTTCCGGCCCCCTTACTCTCTTCTCCCATGCCTCACGATCCTCTTCAATGCCCCGGCTGCAACGGTACCGGCAGGCTCGTTCCAAAGAGCCACAATGTGGGCCGCTACAGCGTTGCCACGACCAAACTGCTCAACGTGATTGCAGAGTACTGTGTGCATCTCGGCCTGAAGAATCAGGTGCGAGGTGATACGCTGGAGCTATCGGTACGACGGTACCAGAACTCCTTCCATATGTCGGAAGAGTTGCACAAGTGTCTTGTCTGGTGCAAAGACAAGGGCCACCGCATTGTCACCACGGCACGGATAAACAACTGGTTCTCAGCGGCCCACAAACGCGCTCAGCAGGCGAGAAGGGAGCACCGGGCTCCCCAACAGCCCCGGAGTGCTCCCGACGCCGTACAGGGCAACACTGACGTTCGTAGAGATTTGGAGATGGAGCAGCGTGAGAAAGTGCAGAAAGACACGCGTCTGCAAGACTTCCTGCAGCAGACCGCTACCAGCAAATCCATGCCTGACGTTTCAGAGGCAGAAGTCCGCGATGCGGAGCGAAATCCTACCCTCTTCGCCTAATGCCAGCTGATGCCGCCAAGTTTCGGGACAATGACCTCATCGCCGTTTGGGGCGAGCAGCCTCGGGACCCGATCACCCAGGAATGGCACGGCCTCGATAAAGCTCACATCCTCGGTCGGGGATACCGCGAAGGCAACCGCGACCGTAAAGCATTCAGTTCCGTCTACAATTTCTATCCGCTGCCTCGCCGCATCCACTCCGGTGGTTATCGTGACCATCCTCACTTCACCGCTTTGCTATTGGAGATTGCCTACGAGAAGGTGCAGGAGGCGATCATGTACGGTCGGTACGAACCTACCGACGCTGACGTAGCGTTTCTGGAATTACGGAACGAGTGGTTTCTGAAACACTTCCCGCCGGCCTGATGAGCGACGTTCAGAAAATTGCCGGCATTATCCGCGAGTTCGGCGACCGTGAAGTCTGCTACGAACCAGAGGAATTGGCAGAGGCCATCGCCGACGCTCTTCGCCCCTCGTTCTCTGAGATTGTGAAGAAGAACAATGACCTCGGCCGCCGCTGCAATCTCGGTCACTTCCACGGCATCTACAAACGCACGTGGAGAGGGGAGTATCCGCTCGTCCTTCGTCTGTACGCTCGGTATGGCTCGATGACCACGGCTCAGCTCGGCAAGCTGATCCAGTCGATGGATATCGCTCTCAGCACGAAGTCCGTCATGCTGAAGGCTCCGTCTGAGCTGGTCGACTTCGAGCTCTTGGAGTTGTGTGGGAAGAAAGGCCAACACCGTCTCTACCGGCTCAGTGACTTCGGGAAGGATGTGCTGATCTACAGACAGAAATGTCCGCAGTGGGTCCGACAGCCAACGCCGGGATTGACCGAACAGCAGCAGTGTGGACCACGCAGCTTCCTGTACGAGCTGAAGGACGACTTCCCGCACTCGAACAAAGCCGCTCACGTCGAGCAATCTATTCCTTCCCCCGTTTCTGTATGACCTGTCCACATGGCTTTTTCTGGATATCGATTTCAGTTCCCATGATAGTTTTGCTGTTTGCCGCAGCGGACTGGCTACGTAAGCAGTAGCTCGCGCCCCTCCTGATTCTGCGCTATCGTCACCTCAGCGGTTCATTCACATAACCCCAACAAGAGAGGTGACTCATGGACATCCCCAAAGGAGGCTACAAGGTCTCCGACGAACTGTACCGTTACAAGGTCAGAGGCGACCGGTGGTATCTTCACGTACCATCGGGCACCTGGCTTCGCAACGTCACCCGGATTACTGGCAAGTATCCGGCGGACGAAGGGCTCATGCGGTGGATTTGCAGCCACGGTAGCTACGACAACTACCAGAACGCATTGCAGCAGGCAGCCTTTCGGGGCACTGCTATCCATCGCGGCGTCGAGCAACTTCACAAAGGTCGAACTCTGGTTCAATCAGAGTACAAGCACGACGAGTGGAAAGCGCTGCTGTCGTATCAGCGGTTCATGCGGGATCACAAGCCGGAGATTATCGCGGTCGAAGAGGTCGTTTACAGCCTCAAACGCCGTCTGGCCGGCACGTTGGATCTGCGGGTCCGTCTCGATGGTCACACCGTGCTCGACATCAAGTCATCGAAGTCCGGCATCTTCCGGACCCAGATGCTCCAAGTGAACGAGTACGGTTATCTGTTCAACAGCAACGCCAACGGTCATGTGGTTGAGAAGGCCGGCGTGCTCCGCCTCGGGACCCGTCATCGTTGCGGCTTCGAGTTGAAGGTCTGGGATTTGTGCGAAGACATGCACAGAACCTTTGTCGCTCTTCACCGTGTCGACTTCGATATGGATTCCTCGATGGAGCCCACATTCCCAAAACCGCAGCCGGAGCAAATCTGTCTTGAGCAGTCCGAAAGGGCCGACGAGAAGCCCAACGGGAAACCCCACAACAACGGGCACACCAATCGTGTTGTTGTCTGGGAGTGAGCCGCTACGGCCTCTGCGTTCACACGCAGGGGCCTGTTTGACGTTGGCAAGGCACCGGAGCCGGAGCGGACGGCGGCAGACGTTTGCGTAGGCGCGAGGTGCCGCTGCTGCGTCGCTCCGCAGCTGGAGCATGAAAAAAGCCCCGATCCGCTATGGGACCGGGGCGAGAGCTAAAGGCAGATAGCTTTGTTGATGGCCTGCTTGAGAGTACGTAGGGCTTCGGTTTCTACGTCTTCGGGAGTTTTGGTATCAAGCAAATCCAACGCTAGGTAGCAGGCTCTAAGCAAGTCAGGAGCCGCAGCCATGAGCCTTGCGTTCGCTTTTGTTGTGACGGAGCAATCTTCTCCGAAAGTCACGCTAGCCAGCGGGTTGCCAAAGTCATTTTGAACAACCATACCGTTGCAGCGGATTTCCGTATCAGTCTGAATGGAAAATGGACCATCGGTCTGCCAAGGTCCAGGAGTGTGAAGTGACATGAGAAAAAGGAGAAAGGTGTAAAAATCGGGCGACACCCCGAAGGATGCCGCCCAGCGGTCTTATCGTTCGACAAGCACCATTGCAATTTCGACTTTGTCTTTGTCTTTTTGGCAGGCGAGTACTGCCTCAGCCGTTTTCCGGTCAGGCATTGTGAACGGACAAGGGCACTGTTTTGATTCTGTATCGATCAGCATGAACCGGGTGTCGTACGTGCAGTCGAATGTCTGCTGCATTTCTTTAACGCAGTCTTTCCACTGATCTTCGAAGTACCGGTAATCCAGAACTTCGAAATATCCGTGCAGCTCATTGATTGCGACGTTTTCGAGGAACAAATCAAACATTGGTCGTGGGGGAAGTGGATACAATCGGCTTCTGCACCACCAAGCAGGTGTCATGCAGGCCAGGAATGAACGAAGAGCGGTAACTCTTTTTCGATGATGTGTTGCCGTGCTGCAGGCGGATGATCTCGGTGCACTTTTGCCGCAGACCGGCGTCGAAACACAGCCGTTTGGTGTAGTACGTCAGTGGCACGTAGCCGGCTTCTCGGTCGGTGTAATCACCCATCAAGACGGCGAGGTGACCGCCGGGAGTCAGGGCTTCTTTGCAATTCCAGATGACTTTCCAGTAGCGGGCGAGAAAATCGATACACGTCGGAGCGGTCGACAGGTCCCGTGGATCATCGCTGTAGACCTTCATTCGCCAGTACGGCGGGTGAATCCACACGAAGTCGTATTTGCCGACAATCTTCATGTGCTCCGAATTGGCACAATCGAAGCCGAAACGGATGTCTCCGGAGAAATGCTCGATTCCGAGTTCCCGGCAAACGTCCCGACAAGTACCGGACCCGGTCATGGGGTCCAAAACGCGCTTTGGTAGGAAATACTGCAACAGGTCACGGATGAGGTATCCGCCACAATTGCCGGGATACTTGTGACTGCCGTATTCACCGCGACGGGTGGATGCGTGGATGCTGGTGAGATGTGGAACAGGTGAGCCGTTCCGGGGAGGAGTGGGGAGAGTGATTTGATTCATGATGAAGAAAATTGGAAGAGAAATGAAAAAGCCCCGACCGGAACCGGGGCTTGATTCTTGGGTTTCACCCTATTTGTGTTATTCGGAGGCAGGATTCGCAATGGAAGTGATGCTTGTCGACTCCGCAACGGCAGGAGAAATCGGGCATGTAGAACACGTCGTCGGAAGAGTCGACGCATTCGCACCACTCACTGCTCATTCGAGATCGGTTCATGGCAACAACGGGAAGGAAGCAAATTGGCGTGCAAGGCGTGGCACATCTGCAGACAGCAAGTACACACGTCGTAGCCGTTGATGTCGGTGACGAGAGAACCGCAGCAGTCGCTGATCGGCTCAGGTTTGACGAGATTGAGAATCTGTGAGAAGCTCATAACACGGAAATTTGGAAAGAGGTAAAGCGGTTTACGAGAGAGCCGTTTTGCCAATGGAGGAGCACGAGCCATGTGGACGAGGTGAAGGAAACAAAACACCCGGAAGCGTTGCTCGCGGGCGTCCAGTCCGAACATCTGAAGTCAAGGAGGAGTCCCAACGGGAAGCTCCTTGACGTCAGATGCACAATGGGAAGAACGCGAGAGCTTAAAAGGGCCGACGGTATGCCCGGACCCTGCGAGAACGGTGATTTCCCCGGCGGTAGTCAGGGGAAGAGTCTGTCACAAGAGTTGTCACAGATAGGCTGGAATGAGCCGGGAAAACTGCTAGAATCTGGAATTACTGGAAACGCCGAGAGCGTTCCCTGTGATGACGCAAACACACCCCAGAACAACGTTTGCACCCTTAGCTCAATTGGATAGAGCATCGGTCTACGGAACCGAAGGTTGCAGGTTCGAATCCTGCGGGGTGTATTTGCTTTAAGTCCTGCCGAACGCTGCAGTTAGAGCAGATTGCACTTACGCGTAGCGGTAGCCGCTGTGGCGGATGTAGTTGATGAATTCAGCAGGCGTGAACTCGTCGAGAATCTTTCAGCAGTAACTCCACAGGCTCTCCATGGTGCGTCGGCCACTGCGTCGCAGCAGAGCTTTCAGTTTCGCAAACGCCTGCTCGATCGGATTGAGATCCGGCGAGTAAGGCGGCAGGAACAGCATCTCCGCTCCCACCTTTTCAATCGCCTCTCTGGCTTCGGCTCGTTTGTGACTGGAGAGATTGTCCAGAACGACGATGTCGCCAGGGCGTAAGGCGGGGGCGAGTTGCTGTTCGACATAAGCCACGAACAGGTCGCCGTTGATCGCTCCATCGATCACCGTGGGAGCCACCCAGCCCTCCGCTCTCAAGCCAGCCACAAACGTCGTCGTTTTCCAGTGGCCGTGCGGAACTTTCGCGATCAGACGGGTGCCCCGCAGCGATCGACCTCGCAGACGGGTCATGTTTGTCTTGGCCCATGTTTCGTCGAGAAACACCAGACGATTCAGGTTGAGTGTCGACTGTGACGACCGCCACAGTACGCGTTTCTGCCGAACGTCGGGGCGATCCTGCTCGGCGGCGACTAACGTCTTTTTTTTCGCGTCAGCTTGAGAGCCTTCAGGGCTCGGCAAAGCGTGGAGAGATGCAGGCCGGTCTGTAGTTTGTCCTCCAACTCCTCC